CCTTTCGTATGTGCTCTGACCTGCGGCGAGGCCCTGTACGGCGATCTGAGCGCCGACGAGGGACACAGGATACCCGGCATTGAACGGCGGAGGTTAGCGCCGTCAGACGGGCGCACACGGGCTTAAAAAGACCCCTTGCCCGCCTTGCATTCGTGCGGGACCGCTTGGTAAGCTACTCACGTAAGCGAAACCGACGAGGAGGACCCAATGAGCGCCCACGACCACTGCACCCACCCGAAGACCAAGTCCGCGCGTGCTGCCTGCCGTCGCGCCGCTGCGAAGGGTGTGGAGCTCGCCTCTCCCGTCGTCAAGCCCCTCCCCACCGAGATCCAGACCCCCGTCGCCCCGACCGCGACCATCGTGGCCGTCGCCGACGTCACCGTCCGCGAGATCGCCATGAGCGCTCGTATCGACCCCTTCCAGCTCGCCGAGACCACCGCGAAGATCGAGAAGATCAACGCCCGCGCCGCCAAGAAGGGTCTTGCGGGTTCGCTGACCATGACCGCCGACGAGGTGATCGAGGTCGAGGTGGACGAGGTCACCAAGATCCGCACCGAGCGGGTCATGTACGACGTCAAGATCCAGGGCAACGCCCCCGCGTTCAACGGGTGGGAGTTCGTTGCCAAGCTCGATTGGGACGCGAACGCGGGTCTCATCGTCCGCAGCATCCCGGGTGCCGTCGCCGTTGACCGCGAGAACCTGCGCCAGGGATGGTGCGACCACTGCCGTACCACGCGCCAGCGCCTCGTGACCTACGTCGTCCGTGAGACTGAGACCGGCCGCCAGATCCAGGTTGGCTCGTCCTGCCTTAAGGACTTCACCGGGCAGTACACCACGATCGCCTTCCCGGAGCTCAAGGGTGACGACGACGAGGAGGGTGGCTTCTTCGGGGGACGCGGTGAGCGTGAGTACTCCCCGCTGACCGTCCTCGCCGTCGCCTGGGCGTGCGTCAAGCTCGAAGGGTTCAAGCCCGCGGGTTCGTACGGCAGCACCACTAAGGGTGACGTGATGACCGCCCTGTCCCCGAGCAAGAGCAAGCACGACCGCGAGTGGGCCGCGAAGATCGCCCCGCTGGCCGACGAGGCTGCCGAGAAGGCCGCCCAGCTCCTCGCGTGGATCCTGTCTGACGACTTCAACGGCCCGGGTGACTACGTCCTGAACATGAAGGCTGTGGCCGCTGGCAAGATGGTCTCCGCTCGCAACGTCGGCATCCTCGCCTCTGCCCCGCAGGCCTGGGCCCGCGCCCTGGAGCGCTCGCTCATCCGTGAGCGTGAGGCCAGCGTGTACAAGAACTCCGAGTGGTTCGGCACCGCGCCTGACAAGGCGAAGGGCATCAAGGCTTCCCGCCACGACCTGACCGTCACTGTCAAGGCCATCCGCTACATCGAGGGTGACTACGGCACCACGACCCTCTACACGATGATCACCGAGGACGGGAACGTCGCCAAGTGGTTCTCCAGCGGCACTGACAAGCTGGGAGAGAACGTGGGTGCTCGCTTCGTGATCCGCGGCTCCATCAAGAAGCACGACGAGTGGGAGGGTATGAAGGCCACTGTCCTGACCCGCTGCACCGTGATCGATGAGCTGGAGCCCGTCGAGGGCGAGTGAGCTTTACCCCAGTAGAGAGGGCGTCCCGAGAGGGGCGCCTTTTCGCATGTCTGCTGAGTGCGAGCGAGCGACACGACGAGAGACACGCGTTAGGGCGTCTAGACGCTCGCCTAAGCGCACGCGAGAGCGTCTGTGCATCTCTCTGTCAGTGAGTGTCTGAGAGGCGCCTAGAGAAGCGCACAGAGCTTTTGCTCTGTACGGCTCTGTGAGCGCCGCTAGCTGGCCAGTAGTATGCCGGGTATCCGCGGGACGCGAGAGGCGCGCAGAGGGCCGCACAAGCACCACACCAGCCGTGCGCTTGACTGTCTCGCCCGACTCGCGTAACGTCGGAGACACAACAACTCAAGAGAGGAACCCGCGCATGAGCGACAAGCGCAAGCCGACCGAGGAAGAGATCTTCGGGACCGCGTCAGACCTCGTGGATGGTGGCCCAGCTTCTGTGCCGTCTGAGGTCGACCTGGACGAGGTCGTGAAGAGGGTCACCGAGATCCTGGGCGTGGAGCCCGAGATCACTGAGCGGGACGTGGTTCTCCACGACATCGACGCGGAGCGACAGTTCCCGCCGACCCACAACGTTCTCGTCCTTCCCTAAGGAAACACCATGACACTCTGTACCCGATGTGGTGAGGTCGAGGTGCCCGCCCCCGAGAGCATCGAGGATGACCCCGTGTGCGAACCGTGTGCACGAGACATCATCCGCGTGACAGCAGGGGAGCTCCGCAAGGCGGAGAAGATCATGACCCGCTGGGACCGCACCCCTGAGCAGGAAGCCTGGGCTAAGACAGTCCTCGGCAAGTAACCCACCAGAGAGCCCCGCCCTCGTGTGATGAGGAGCGGGGCTTCTCGGTGGAAAGCTCTGTGTCGCCGTCTAGGCGCCTGTCTCGTCGCCGACGTGCTGAGAGTCGATGTCTCGGTCTACGGCGTCCAGGATGCGCATAGCAGACGCTACGGAGCGCACTACGAATGCACGACCGTTCGCTTCTCGGATCTCCTTGATCCGACGGACCTGGATCTTCGAGGGCTGGGACGACGGGTCGGGGACCTTGATCTCCATGCCGATGAACTGTCCGCGGTAGCACATGATCAGGTCGGGCAGACCGACCATCATCGTGGGACCGCCGTGGATCTTGAAGGCGAAGGCTCCCCGCTTGATGCACTCCCGTCGGATCTCACTGCCGAGACGTGCCTCCGGCTGGCTCATGGTCTCTCCGTCGCCTCGTGCTGCGGTAGGTGTGGGGCTTGCCGGCAGGCCGAGTGCTGCCCTCAAGGCCGGCGAGTGAAGGTGGGGCATGACGCCTCCAGTAGATACCAAGGAGCCCCGCGTCGTCGTAACCGAGGGAACGGAACCGACTCGCGGGGCTCGTTGGCGTGAGAGTGAGGACTCACAGGTCAGAGAGTATCATCTGAGGTTGATCACGTCAACGCCCTGACCTGCGGAGATGTGGGATCGACCTAGAGGTCGTCCACGTCCATCTCGTCCTCGTCCTCCTCGACGGGGGCCGGCTTCTTGGTCTTGGCACGCGCCGGCGCAGCCTTGCGAGCGGCAGGAGCGGCCTTGGCCTTCACGGGAGCCGGCTCGGGCTCCGCGTCCTCCTCGTCGTCCTCGTCCTCGGCGTCGTCCTCCGGCTCCTCGTCGGCGTCGTCGGACTCCTCGTCGTCCTCGGGAGCCTCGTCCTCGGGCTCGCCGTCGGCCGGCTCCTCGTCGTCCTCGTACTCCTCGTCCGCCGCCTCCTCGTACTCCTCGTCCTCGGTGGCGTCGTCGTCCTCGTTCTCCGGGCCGCTGTACTCCGAGGCCGGGAAGAACGAGCCGATCACGGACTTGGGCTTGCCCTCGTACTCGTCGTCCTCCAGGAAGATGCCGATGTCCTTGCCGACGAGGCGGTTGCCGTCGACCGTGATCCGCTTCTTCGGGACCTGGAAGCCGGCGGCCAGCATCATGTTCCGGAGCTTCCAGACCTGGTCGGCGCCCAGCAGGCAGTACACGGGGTAGGTCGCGCGGCGGTCGTTCTTGAGGGCGACGCCGAACACCCACATGGCCGCGCCGGCCTTGGACTTGGTGTCCGAGAAGGAGACGATGGTACCCAGGTACTCACCCTCCTCCTTGCGCTTGGGGTTGAAGCCCGACTGGTCCTTGGTCTGGGAGAAGTCGATCGTCTGCTTGGTGGCCATGTTACTTGGCTCCTGCCTTTCCGGTGTTCAGGTACTCGACCAGGCTGGGGACCGTGGGGTCCACAATGAAGTCGGGGAGGTTGTAGTCGGAGCGGAATCCCGTGTCGTACCGCGGGTGGACTCCCACCCACAGGCGGCGCTGGACGTACTCGACTTCCTTCGTGCCGCCGGACCGGAGCTTGACGGTCTTGGTGGCACGAACGGTGTAGAGACGGCCGATCACGTCGACCATGGCGAGGAGGGCGGAGCGTGCGCCCTTCGAGACGTCGGGGACGTACATGATGTCCGACTCCTCGGCCTCCTCGTCTTCCTCGGAGGGGTTCTCGGCTGAGAACATGCGCTCTTGGGCCGTGTAGATCACGCCGATTCCCAGGCTCTGGAAGTTCAGCATGAGGCCCTTGAGGAGTTCGTTGGCCTTCCCGTAGTCCTTGAGCTGGACCATGCCGGGGATGCGGTCGAGGTCTCGCTCCTCGGCCTGGCTCATGACGAAGCGGAGAGCCATGTTGTGGATGCGAGTGATACCGTCCACACACACCCACTTGAACGGGTGCTTGGTGCCTCGGAGGTACCGGTCGATCTCGTCAAAGTCTTCCCAGCGGGAGACCTTCCAGACCGACGGGTCGGCCTTCTTGAGATGGTCGGTTCCGTTCTCCGGGTCCACAATGAGGACGTCAGGGGCGCTGGCACAGAACGTGCTCTTCCCCTTCTTGTTCCTCGAATAGACCAGGATCTGAGGCATCCGCTTCTGGCTGCTCGGCTTCTGGATCTTTGCAGCCGCGATAGCTGCATAGTCCTTCTTCGCTGCGGGCGCTGCCAAAGGAATACCCTCCTGTCGTGTCGTCGTGATGGAATGTAGGTTATCACTGTCTGTGCGGTTGCGCTTGACAGTGACGGCGGGAGTGTCTACTCCACCGGGTCGTCGGGCTTGCCCTCCATGTAGTAAGCCCACGGGTCCTGCTGGACGTAGTTCTTCCGACGGATGAGTTCCGCACTGCCGCCCATGTACTCGGCCAGGCACAGGTCCCGGTAGGAGCACATGAAGTTGCAGCCACGGTCCTGGTTACGCTCCACCCACTCGGGAGAGAAGTCGTACTCCATGATCCGCTTGGCGGTGTGGTGGAGCTCACGGAGAGCCCGCTGGATCATCTCCTCGTCACGCTGGAGCGTGATCCGGAGGAAGAAGTCCGACGTCTGCACCGGCTTGTGGTAGTCGTACCGCTGGGACTTGAGGAAGTCCGCCCGGGCCTTGATCTCGGGCGTGATCTTGAGTCCGTAGGTCTTCTGGTACTCCTTGACCGTGCGGACGAACGTCAGGTAGTCCGTGGAGCACGCGGCCTTGGACAGACCCTGGTTGGCCTTGCCGACGTACGCCATCTTGGGCACGCTCGGGGCCTTCGCCAGGACATAGTTCCACTTGAACCCGGTCACGGGGATGCCGGCCTCGTGGCACGCCCAGACGTACAGCGGCGACTGGAGGTCGAGGAGACGGTCCGTGGTCTTGGGGATGGTCTTGTGCGTCTTGTGGTCGACCACCCACAGGCCGTACTCGTCCTCCACGAGCATGTCCAGCCGGAGCTTGAGGTTCACCCCGGACAGGAAGGGGAGCGGGACCTCGATGGTCTTCTCCACCTCGTGCACGGTCCACGACTGGTCGTTGTCGTAGTGCCAGAGGTAGGAGTCCATCAGGGACCGCATCTCCCGCGGCAGGTCGCCCAGGTCCTCCTTCTCCTCGTCAAAGAGGTCGGAGAACTTGTTGGACATCCGCTTGTGGACCTGCTCCCAGGTCTCCGCAGTGTCGGCGTTCGGGTCGTCCGCGGGACGGTAGTACGCCTCCAGCAGGGAGTGGAACCACTTGCCCCGCTCCAGCGGCTTGGAGTGCACCCGCGGAGCCAGCTCCTGGTTGTACTTGTAATCGAACTGCATGGGACAGCGCTTGAAGCACTTGGCCATGGACTGGCTGACGACGGTCAAGGGGAAGTGCTTCCCCTGGAGACCGCCGACGCCGGGGGCGGAGAGGTCGATGGTCACAGGCTGGGCTCCTCGTCGGGAACGACTGCCATGAGCGCGATGGCCTGGGACTGGGGGCGGATCTCGCGGATCGTGCTCCGCCACTGTCCCTGGTACTGCTCGGGGACGAGGTAGACCAGAGCCGGCTTGCCCAGGTAGTTCTCGGTCAGGAGCTTGTCGGTCCCGTCCTGGAGACGCTCCAGGCTGGGTGTGGCGAGACCCAGCGCCCGGTTGACCTGGGTCAGCTTGTGGATGTCCGTCTCGGTGAGCGGCACCCGCCACAGGTACGTGTACGGCTTGCCCTCGGTCGGCGAGCCGACGAGGCGCCACCGCTGGGTCAGCATCGGGGAGCCGCCCGACGACATGGAGTCCGCCATCATCTCGATGGTGGCGAGGTAGAAGCCCCGCGGCATCTTCGGCTGGGGGTTCTGGCGGAGGGTGATTCTCGGATCGGTCATGAGTTGATCTTAGCCCTTCATCTGCGGTTGAGCTAGCTATGGATCATGCAGCGGTCGTGAGGATGCTCGGGTCCCAGTTGTGGATGTGGTGCTCCTCCAGCTCCATGGCGTCGCCCCAGTGGGTGCCGACCTTACAGTCCGCGATGATCGGGACGTGAAGCTCCACACCAAACCACTCTCGGAGCGGCAGGTTCTCCATGACCTCCTTGATCATGGGCAGAGCCACGGCCATCTCGTTCTCGGGGATCTCCAGGTTCAGGGCGTCGTGGACCGTGCCGATGCTGCGGGCCTTCAGACCCATCTCACGGAACTTCTTGTGGAGGACCACGAGGGAGATGAGGATCATGTCCGACGCGAACGACTGGACCGGCGAATTGATCGCCTGGCGCTCCGCTTCGGCCTTGACCTCACGATCCGGCGAGTAGATGTCAGGCAGGTGACGAACGCGCCCGAGAGGGCTCTCCACGCGTCCGTACTTGGCGACCATGGCGCGTTGCTTGCGGTGCCAGACGAGGAGCTCCGGGAACTGGAGGAAGAAGGCCTTACGGAAGAGCTGTGCCTCCTCTTCGGTGACACGGAGGCCGTAGTTGTTCCACGCGGTCTCGATGTACTTCCGCCACTGCATACCGTAGAGGAAGCCGAAGTTAACCGACTTGGCTTTCTTCCGCTCCTCCTTCGTGACGAGGTGTGCGGGCTTCCCGGTCATCTGCATGGCCATGGTCATGTGGATGTCCTGGCCTGTCTGGTACAGGTGGATCATCGTGGGCTCATGTGCCAGCTCGGCGGCGACACGGAGCTCCACCTGGCTGTAGTCGAACTCCACGAAGTACGAGCCGGGCGGTGCGCCGAACAGACCGCGGATGAACTTGTTCCGCGGGACCTGCTGGAGGTTGACTCCGCGGACCTGTTTCTTGGCGGAGATCTTCTCGCCGTCGTTCTCCTTGCCGGACGAGAGGCGGCCGGTCGTCGTGCCGTGCAACTTGAAGGTGGTGTGGATGCGGTCGTCCGCGGTGATGAGCTCCGTGTAAGCCGCGAAGAACGCGGTACAGAACTTGTACCACTCCACCCGGTCGATGAGGAGCTGGGCCATGGGATGGATCTCAGCCAGCTCCATCATGACGCCCTCGGCGACACTCGGGGCACCAGGCGAGCCGTCGTCCTTCTCCTTCCCGCGCTTGATGACGGGGAGCCCCAGGTGTTCGAACAGAAGCCACCGCAGGAAGTTGGACGCGTTGAAATTGACCCCGTCGTCCTTGAGGTTGCCCTGTCGGTCGTACAGCTTGTACGGGTGATCCTCGGGCACGTACTCACGGAGCTTGGTCTCGATCTCGGCCAGCTTCTGTTTGGCCTCCTCGTACCGCGTGAACAGACGCTTCCGGTCGGTCCAGACGCCGCGGCGCTCGATCCCCGTGAACTCGTTCGCGGACGGCATGAAGAACCGCTGGAAGATGGCGCGGAGCCGCTTCTGCTCCAGGAGTTGCCGGCGGAACTTGCGGTACAGGAAGTAGGTGTACCACGTGTCCAGGGCGTTGTACTCCAGGACCTCCATGATCGGGACGTTGAGGAGGTCCTTCGTGTCGATACCCCAGTTGGGTACGCCGAGCTCCGTGTGAGCCAGCGGCTTGAGACCCTTGGCGCGGTTCTCGTTCAGGAGGTGCGCGGCCAGCATGGTGTCGAACGTGAGGTAACGCTCCACACCCCACTGACGCAACCAGCGGTTGTCGAACTTCCCGTTATGCGCGATGGACCGCGGTACCTTGCAGAACGCTTCCCGGATGAACTCCAGGACCCGCTCCCAGATCCGACGCCACGGCGACTGGGGGTGGAACAGAGGCACGGCCCAGGCGGACAGCTTCTTGTCCTTGGACAGGATCGTGAACGAGATGGACACGATCTTGGAGGACGGGTCGCTCTCCAGGAAGCCGGGGTGATCCGACGCCGACTCGATGTCATACGACACGATGTCCGCGTTCTCCAACGCACGCTTGAGGCGGCGGAGCTCCAGCTTGTCCAGGACGTACCGGATGTTCTTGGGTGGGGCTACCTGTGCGGCTCCACCCTCCTTGCCGCCCACCCTCGCGGCGAAGTAACGCAGGTCCGCCATGAAGCCCTGGAGCTGACCAGGGTTCCTCGACACCGCGGAGTGAGCGATGGTCGGGATGGCGGTGAGCGTACGAGCCGACTTGGTCTCGGGGTGGAACGTCTGGATCTCGTATTCCTGGCTGCGGTACTTGGTGATGCCCGACTTCCCGAGCGCAGCCTGGAGCGCCTCGTTACCCATGACGAGGACGTGAGTCACCGTGTCGGGCAGGAGCGCCAGCTCCTCGTGGAGGTAGGGCTTGCACGCCTTGATGATCGTACGGTTCGGGGCAGTGCCCCACGTCCGACACTTCACCGCGCCCATGAACACGGCTTCGGTCGGATCGAGACCGACCTCCGTGAGGTAGTCGCCGAGCTCCTGTGTTGCCTTCTGGGACGGCGGGAACTTGCCGACGACTGCATACCTCGGGACGACACTCGGAGAGCCCTGAGCGGTCACACAGACGTCCCTAGGGGACGCGTCTGCACTCATGACGCAGAGGTCACACGCTGGCTCTCTCACCGCCTTTTGGATGACGGGTAGAGACTGAAGGACTAGAGACATAGCCCGATCATACTCCGTTCAGTGCGGCTGGAGGATGTGAACGCCCGCGGCGAGAAGGAGGTCCAACCCGCCATTGTCGCGGTACGGGTGCCAGAAGACCACGCGAACGATACCCGCGTTCACGATCGCCATGGCACAGTTGAGGCACGGCTGATGGGTGGTGTGGAGCTCTGCCTCGGCCGTAGCGAGACCGTACCGCGCCGCGAACATGAGGGCGTTGAGCTCCGCGTGGACGGCGGTGCGGCAGATCTGACGGCTCCGACAGTTCTCGTCGTGGGGCGGGATGGACGCGTCCTTGAGCGGGTTACGGCAGTCGCACGAGTGGTCACAGTGCGGCATGCCCTTGGGTGCTCCGTTGAAGCCGGTCGAGAAGGAGCGGCCGTCCCGAGAGACGACCGCCCCGACTGCCAGCCGGGAGCACGTGGAGTGTTCAGACCACAGGAACGCGGTCTTCATCAACGTGTCATCCCGGCTGGGCCTACTCATCGGAAGGCACGTCCGATCCGCTGGCGTAGCGGGACAGCCGCTGGCTGTACTCCGTGGCCATCGTGCGGACGATGCCGCCGAGCGCGACCCTGTCCGGCTCGAAGATGTGAAGCGAGCCGGCCGAGAAGTACAGGGTGCCGAGGGTCATGCCGGCGAACCTCTGATCCTCCACACTGCCCTGGAGCTGGTCGCGCACCCACTGAGCCAGCCGGATGGTCATGTAGATGTCGTCCGCCAGGTGCCGCATGAAGTCACAGGACCGCATGTGGTAGATGACGTGGAGACGCTTGCCGGCTGCACCCTCGCGGATGATGAACTGATAGCCCAGCGTGCACGGGACGCGCTGTCCAGACGCCGACCCGGTGTCCTCAGGGAACCAGACGGGGAGGTACGCCTGCCGACTGTACGGCGAGCGCTTGAGGAGTTCGATCACGTCCCCGAGGTCGCCGTACTCGAACCGCGTGCCGATGTGCGGGACGAAGATCTGCCGGCCCTTGTCGGTCTCGCCCTCGATGTTGGCGAACTTGGGCCAGTACCTCTCGGGGTAGGTGTGGGAGAACTTCTCGTCCGCCTTGTGCAGGGCGTTGCCGTTGACGTTGAAGGGCCACCACGCGTTCGACGGCGGGGGGTTCATCGGCTCCCCGCTGACACGCTCACGGAAGTGGTCCTCGGCCCACGGCAGGTTCGCCCCCGTGACCCGGGCGGCCTCGCTCGGGAAGTCCGGCATGGGCATCTGGAACGAGGCGTTCAGGATCTCGTACGTGGTGTTGGCGCCGGTGACGTCCCTCTGACTCTGCCACTCCCCGACGTACACAGGGTCGGCCGCCAGCAGCCTCATGGCAAAGTCGTAGCGGGCGGAAGCCCAGGTCTCTCGGATCATGCCCCGTCGACCTCCATGTCCCCATACAGGCATTCGCAACCATCCTCGGTGAAGTTGGCCATCACGGCCCTCTGCTCCTCGGTCGGCTCGGTCTTGAGTCGCCGCAGGGCGGAGAGGTCAAGCGTGTCGGAGTGACACGAGGGGAGAGGACGGAAGCGCTTGGACTGTCCGCGGAGCTTGCCGGCGCCGTCCCAGCCCTCCCACTTCTCGCCGTAGTCATAGCCCTGCACCTCGGCGTGGTACCGACGACGGACGCGGGCACAGCCGCCCCACGTCATGTCGCCATACTTGACGTTGTCCTCGTCCTCCTGGAGGAAGCGGTCGAACCAGAGGGCAGCCACACCCAGCCCCGGCGACTTCTCCCAGATGTCGTCCCACGCTTCGCCGCCCTCGACACAGGCCTCACGGGCCCGCCAGAGGCTCTGTGCGCGGTCCTCGGACTGGAACAGGTACGACAGGGACTTCCAGCTCCACTGGGCGTCCTCGATCTGCCAGACGAACTTCATCTCCTCGACCGGGACACCCGTCTTCTCGGCGACGAGACGCGCCAGCACGTGAGCCGTGGTGAGGTCGAGGTACCCGATGTACCCGAAGTACGAGGTACGGGAGTACAGCGTGATCTGAGGGACCGGCACGCGGCGGAACGAGATCGCCAACATGCACGACCCCCACTGCCGCGAGGGGCGGTTGGTGTTGCCGCGCTTCTGGACGATGTTCGTCCGCATGACGGCGGTGCCGCGCTTGCGCTTGTTGAGCTTGGCGCCGACCATGTCCAGCCAGTTGTCCAGCGCCACGGGGTCGATGTACTGACGGACCAGCGTGTTGAACCGCGCCTTGGTCAGCCAGGCGTCCTTGAGGTCGAACCCCCACTGGAACGAGTCGGCCTCGGCCACGACGTTCAGGAGGTGGGTGTCGACCGAGGACACCATGTCCACGGGCTGGATGCCCTTGTTGCGCAGGAGCTCGGGAGACGCGTCCGGCGCGGGGTTGTAGACCAGCCGAGAGGTCACCTCCCTCATGAGCTGGTCAGCGGTCGCGGCCTGGATGAGGTGTGCCATGTGTCAGGACTCCTGGTTGACGTGGAACTGGATGCCGGCGCCCTCGATGAGGCCCGGGTTCATCTTCTGGATGCACTCGTGGGAGCAGTAGTCCACTCCCCCGTAGTTGCCGGTGGGGATGTTCTTGGCCTTCAGGTCGTTGATGTCCCGCTTGCAGCCGGGGCACTTGTCGGCCTTGCCGTCGTACTTGTCCTCCTGCCGCTTGATGTTCCGGGAGGCCTTCTCCTGGTGGTAGCGGTAGAAGTCGTCGGCGGTGAAGCCGAGGCCGAGGACAATGTTCACGAGGAAGCACAGGATGTCCGCGCACTCCCCGAGCATCGCCTCACGGTTGATGGTCTTCTCGCCATGCGTCCACGGCTTCCAGCTCATCTCGTCCAGAGCCTCGATGGTCTCCGCCTGGAGGGCCATGATCTGACCCTTCAGGTACTCGATGAGCTCCTCCGTGGACATGTCGTTGTAGTTGTGACCGAGGAGGCCCTGGAAGTACGCCTGGGACTCGACCACCTGGCGGAACATGTCGAACGCCCGGACGGGGTTCTGCTCCGAGCCGAGGACGACCCGCTGACGGAATGCGGGGTTCGGGTCGGCGGTGGTGCGGCGGGGGAGCGGACGGGCGTCGTCGGCCATCTGCTTGGCTTCGTCCATGGCGCGGCTGAGGGTGTTGTCGGTCATGTGCGGAGTCCTCACTGTTCGAAGTGTCGGGAGACGAGGTTGACGAGGTCACCGGGCTCGGAGAAGCCGCCCGGCTCGTCGCGGGTGTAGTCGTAGATCACGGACGTACCGGGGTACGTCAGGGCCGCGAACGTGTACGCGCGGTACAGCGGCAGGAGGTTCCGCCAGACACCGTCCATGTCCCTCTCGGGGTGGACGTGCTTGGCGACCTCGTCGTACGGGGGGAGGCACCAGATGATCAGGGGATCATGCGCCAGGAACTCCCGCCACTTGTCGCGGTACCACGACGTGAGGAACGCCGGCTGCGGCGACTTCCGCACGTGGAGACCGTAGATCGGCTCGGAGATGAGCGGATAGCGGTCGTAGATGTGCGACGCACGGGGGGTGTGGAACGAGGAGTACGCCGACTTGTTGACCTGGGGGTCAGCGGACGCGTAGTTCGCCCACTCTCCCATGTCCTGATTGACGTACGCCTGGAGGTCCTTGCCCTTCACGCCGGTGATGGAGTCGGAGATCCGACGTGCCACGGGTGTGTCGGTGATGGTGGACAGGTACTTGACGACGGTGGACTTACCCGCGCCATCCGGTCCCTCGATGATCACGTGCCTGTTGGATCGTGTGCTCATGTCTCTCACTCTCTCGTGTCTCGACTGTACAGCACGCGTTGCGGTTAGGCGTGCTGAGGGCGCGTGTACGGGCGTGGAGCTACGTAGTGCGATAAGAGAGACGGCGACGACACGAGAGCGCCCTAGAGGAGCGTACAGAGCGCTTCTCGGGCGTCTCGCGCGTCGCCGTGCTCGCTCACTTCGTGCGCAGGAGCTTACGCGGGTCGGTGATGATGAGCTGGGCCATGTCGTGATCGTTGCGCAGGGTCTCCATGAGGAGTTCGTCCACGGTGCCCTCGGCCAGCAGGTAGACGAACGTGGTCGAGGAACGGGACAGAGCGATACGATCACAGCACTGTGTGTAATCGACGTAGGAGTTCACGAGCGAATACCAGATCATCTTGGACGCGGTGGACAGGTCGATGCCGAGGGATGCGGCTTGAGGCTGGACGACCATGATGCCGGCGTCATCCCACTTGCGGAACTCACGGATGGCCTCGTCGGTCTCCTCGCGCTTGATGCCTCCGCGGATCTGCCACACCTTCAGACCGAGTTTCTGGGCCATGCTCACGATGGCATCCATGTCGGGCTTGAAGCGTGCGGCGATGACCACCTTCTCCTCACGCTCCAGGGCGTCCTCAAGGTGGGGCTTGAGCGCGTCCAGCTTCTCTCGGCCGATGCGGACGATGTTGTCGTCCGTGGTCTTGGTCGTGCCACCCGTGATCTGTGACAGACGGAGCGCGAGGACGAGGGCGATGGATGCCTCCGTGATCTCCCCGTTCTCCAGCTTGGCCACCATTTCCTCGGCCATCTCGTCGTACACGCGTGCGCTCTCTCCCTTGAGAGTCACGTACTCCGTGATGTTCTCGCGGGGCGGCAGGTCGAAACAGTCCGACCGCTTGACGGCAAAGGAGTCCTTGTGGATCGCCTCGTGGACCTTGGCCAGCCCGAACTGTTTGGTGCCCACGAACTGTGGATAGCCGTTCTTCTCGATCCACTTACCCGTCATGTCCTGCATCTCCTGATGGGTGGAGATGCCCAGCTCACGCAGGCGCGAGGGGTTGAGGAACTTCCACTGCATGTACAGGTCGGCGATCTTCTTGGCCTTGGTCACGGGCGTGCCGGTGAGGATTACCCGCCACCCGAAATAGCCCTGCATCGAGACGACCATGGTAGCGGCCTTGCCGGATGGGCTCTTGATCTTGTGGGACTCGTCCAGGATCATGGCCACGTTGCGGTCGTTGCGCTTACCGCCACCGAGGCCCGCCCAGTCCAGCAGGACCTTACGGGTCTTGAAGCGGCCCGTGGCCTTGCTGCGTCGGCCCGACTCCAGCTTACGGCCGGGGGTGGCGAACGCCTCGTAGTTGATCACCACCACCTGCATGTCGTACGGGCCCATGGTGTCAGGCAGAGTGGGCATCTTCCGACGCGTCCGTGCGTCCCAGATGATCGTCTGGACCATGTACGGGCAGTGAGCGTGGAGCTCCTCGGCCCAGACTCCCATGACTCGCGTCGGCGCGACCACGAGGAATCGACGGACGCCACGCTTCATGTGCAACATGGACATGTAGTCGATGGTCGTTTTGGTCTTGCCGGTCCGCGGCTCCATGAGCAAGGCCCCGCCATAGCCATTGCTTATGAGCTTACGGAGTGCCTCCTTCTGGTGGGCATACGGGCGAGTCTTGAACCGGTAGGTGTGGCGCTTACCCGGTCGCGTGGCAGTCGTCATGGGAGCGTGAGTCCTCGGCCTATTCGTCGTTGTCGTGGCAGACGCAGTACCCGCCGGGGGAGCGACGCTGGATGCACTCACACCGGAGGTTCTGGCAGCACGGCCTGAAGTACAGCAGGAACTGACCCGGGCCCTGATCGAGGGAGATGAGGTTCCCGTGCACCATGGCCGTGGTCTCGACGTCGGCCGTGGAGTCGTCACCGGTCCACACCGCACGCCAGTTGTCGGGGTCCTCCGCCCGCTTGACCCTCGCGTGTTCGGTCTTCCACGCCTCCTCCATGGCGTTGCCGCGTCGGGTCTGTGTGTCGACCTGCCTCTGGATCGCCCGGATCGCCTCGATGACCTCGGCGGTGCCCGACGTGGCGGGCAAGCCAAGCATCTGGAGGACGGGCATGATGTTGGTCATGGTTAGTCGGCTCCGTTCCCGAACACGTCAGGCTGAGTGTCGCCGGGCGTGGGCAGTGCATGACCCGTGTACGGGCTGTCCTTGTGCTCCTCGTGGTACTTCGCCACCGCTTGTTGCTGCGCCTCGTAGCCCGGGTCCGTCGGCCTCAGCGGGTAGTGGACACGCGCGTGCGCTCGGAGCTTCGCGCCGGCACGCTGGTAGATCTGCTTGACGCGCGTCGGCGTGACCCCGAGACGCTGCCCGATGTCCTCGAAGGACTCTTCCTCGTCGTCAAGCGTGAGCAAGTGCCACGCGAGGACGAACGCCTCTCGGGCCGTGAGCGAGCATGACGGCGGGTTGAACACGACGGGCAGGTGGCAGGAGCAACGCTCCGCCGTGCACGTCTCAGGGGTGTGGAGCAGTGCCTTAGCCCGTACGTCTGCCATGTTGGACGGCTTGACGTAGCCGACCTCGTCGGGGTCGAGAGATGGTCTCTGTCCCTGACCAGGGAGCGGAAGTGCGGCCATATCAGTTCTTTCCCATCGTGACGCCGGAGTGGAGCATGGTCTCTTCCCGGATCCCGCAGTAGGGGCACACGGGAAACGCGGAGAAGTAGCGGTGGAGGTCGTCCCGGAGCGCGTGGTGCTTGCGCCTGGGGGCGAAGTGGACGGGACGCCGGCACATGATGCACCAGTCATAGCCGCGGGACTTGTAGTCCATGACCAGCTCCTCGGGACCGCGGAACCCGATGACACGCGAGGAGATGGACACGTCCACGAACTTGGGCGAGGCCAGGAGCCGCTTGGCCTTGCCGAACGCCTCGCGGTAGTCCACGGCGGTGGTGCCCGCCCACTTGCCTGCGGGGGTGAGCGCCCAGACCTTGAACGGGGCCAGGTGGTAGATGCCCTTCGGGATGATCGCGGGGCGCAGGAAGTACGCCTTGTACTTCGGGTCCTTGAGCAAGGTGGCGAGCGTCGGGGAAGATGCGGTGGCGGGGTGATTGGTGGTCGTCGTCGTCATGTCTCGATCTTATGCTAGTGGGCGTGTGCGGGTCAACTGTGGAAGCTCTGTGCGCTCGTTAGGAGCGCTAGGAGTCTCCGCGTGTACGACGAGACCGAGTGATGCGTCCACGTACCTTACGCGCCCACTCAGGACCGTCTGAGGGCTCACGAGCGATACCCTCTTCCGCACACATCTTGCACCAACGTCGTCCCGGCTTGTACCCGATGTCATCTGGCATCGGGAAGTCGTCGGGGTAGGTGTGGTGATCTCCACAGTTGTGGCACTCTAGCGACCGCTTGGCTCCTCGCGGCATACGGTCTGCCTTGGAGAAGTCGAGGACCGTGCCCGAGACCAGGATGATCTTCTTGTCCGGGTCCTCGGCTGCCATCCCACGCTTGATCAGGCTGTTGACCGCGTTGGTGCAACGCTGGTTGTTCAGCTTGGTGACCTGGCGGAGGGAGTATCGAGTGATCGGGCCACTCTGTGCCTTGAGGGCATCGAGGACGCGGATCTCGTGCTCAGCCAGCGGCGTGTCCTCCTCGGCCTCCTGGGTGGAATCGTCGTGGGTCGGAGTGAGCCCGCCGCGGTTGATCGGCTCGAACAGTGAGCGAGTGACCTTACCCTCTACGTCCGACGTCATGATGAACGTGGCAACGTCGTTCCACTGCTGGGTCTCCTCATCCTCGACATGGCGACGCTTCCAACGGATGACGCGGCCCACTCGATCTTTGACCGCGGCGAGGATCAAACGGCCGGTACCGCCCATGACGAGGGTGGAGGCGATCTTCTCGGGCCGGAGCTCATACTCGATGCCGGTGAGCTTGGCGCCCTTCTGGATCGTACCGCCGACTCGCCCACCTTGCTTCGTGCTGTGGTCGATCTGGAGCGTGGCGATGCCCGCGTCCAGGAACGGCTTGACTTGCTTGCCGTACCACCAAGCGTAGTCAGTGGCCTTGGAGCCGTCCAGAGCCATGGAAGGCTTGTTCTCGTCATCCACCACAGACCAGTCGGCCATCGACGCGGACACACCATCAACCACGACAAGGTCCCAGCCCTTGAGCTGTTCAGCCAACATGGTAATGGCGTCAATGGGCGAGATGGTCTCCACGCTCATGTCGATGCCGCCGAGGTACAGGAACTGGTTCCTGATCAGGTCCTCGGTGATGCCGTGCTGGTTCATCATGCGGTCACGGATGAACGTGTCGGCGCTGTCCTCAAAGTCGAAGTACGCCACGCGGCCGCCGCGCTTCATGATGTCATGGATCATGGCGATGGTTACGTGGGTCTTGCCGAGGCCGCGGTCAGACGAGAGACCATGGGACTTGCCGGGGTACAGGAGGAAGTACTCCCCGCACGTGACGAGGGTGGGCTCCAACGGCTTGTAGTCGCCGGACAGGAGCACATCGAGGTCGGGACGTGCGAACGGGAAGCCGGATCCGAACTCAAGGCGCACGGGAGTGCCGGGCGGTTCAGTCTCGGGGGCTGGTGTGGTGCTGACCGGCGGGGTCGTCGTGGTCTTGTCCCTAGCCTCCTGGGCTTGAGGGGCCATCGCCACGTCCTCGGCGGTGAGGGTGCCGGACGGCTTCATGCCGGTCTCACGCCGCCACGTACGTGCCACGTCGACCTGGATGCGGTAACCGTTCTCTTCCTCTTGCTTGTCCAGCAGTGGCTCACACTCAAGGGCGAAGGCGTACGCTTCGTCCATGGTGAGCCCGTACTTAATCGCGTCCTTCACGATGGCGATGGTGGCCATGTAGCGACGGCACGAGCCAGACTGGAAGCGCCCGTTCCACTCACGGACGACCTTGCGCATCCGCTGGAACTTCAGGTCGGATGCCTTGTAGTTGAAGCCCTTCGGTACGGTGGGGAGGGTGAGCTTGGTGGCCGCGGGTGCCTCTGCGGTGTGCTCCACACCCAAGAACTTGGTCAGGTTCTCCGGGGTGTGCCGTGCGTCTGCCAGCCGCTCCACTCGAACCAGAGGAGACTTGGGGTACTTGTGGTTGCGGGTGCCAGGCAGACGGAGGAGCGTCGTGGAGTCGAACTTGTCGCCGCGGATGAACACCTTGAGGCCGCGGTTCAGAGTCTCCAGCTCCGGGGGTGTCACCTCCTTGGTCAGCAGGAGGTACACGTGGTACTTGGGCCCGTTGGTCGGGTGAATGCCGCCGGATCGAACGAGGCAGGCACCAAGCTCGATGAGCTTGGCCTTAGCGTCTGCTGTCAGCCCCTCGTCGGCGTCCCCGAACACGACGACGTTGGGAAGTGCCTGCTCCTTCTTCCGGCCCTTGGTACCGCTCATGGGCGTCGGTGCGTAGAAGATCTCCGTGCCGGCGTCCGACTTCTTGATCATGCTGCGGGCCATGCCATCGATGGACATGGACCACGGGCGGAGTCGTCCATCGCCCTCGTGGAACGTCTGGGTGGTCTTGCCACGGTCAGTGATCGTGGCCCGCGCCAGGGATACCTTCCTGTCGCCATACAGGTTGCGGAGGAAGCCGGTCAGCTCCTCGGCGCGGTCGTTTGTGTCCAACACCTGTCTCCTTGCCGGGTAATGCGGTGTAGCGTGCTGGGCGATCGTACGTGACGACGTGCGGTGTGGTGTTACTTCTGGGGTCGGGCCGCCACCATCTTCAGAGAAGACAGCGGGCCGTGGTATTCCCAGGTCCCTGACTTGTGCAAGTGGTTGCCGGTGAAGTGGAACGAGTCCCCCTCAGCCATGAACGACTGGCGGCTGACCTGGTACCACTCACCGTCAGGCAGCATCACGCGGGCAATGGAAGTGTAGGACGGCAGGGAGTTGATGTTCATCAGACGCCCACCTTCTCGTAGGTGCGGCGGGTGACAGGCTGGTGGAGGCGGACCCTGCGCTTCTTGGGCACGACCGCGGTGGGGCTCATGGGAGTGGGCGGCGGTTCCTCGGAGTCGTAGAACTGGAACGCGACCAGCTCATCCGAGACGACCTGGACCTTCACGCGGAGCACCTTGAAGTCCGGGACACGTCGGACCTTGTTGGTGCCGCGGACACGCATCACCTTGAGGGGAGCGTTCTTCTCGCGGGTTCGGGTCATCCGCTGAGCGCGGCTGTACAGGCTCGCACGGAAGTTAGACGTGGTCATCCTCGCGGGGAAGTCAACACCGCGCGAGGCCAGCCAGATGTCGCCGTGACCGTTGCGGTCCAGGAGCGCCCACTGTTCCCACGGGTACTCGAACTGGGCAGCGGCCGGAACTCTCGGGCCGGGCCACGTGTCGATCACTTCTGCCATGATCGGAGGTCCTCACTCTGTGTAGCACTTGACCACGTCATCGTAACATGCTAGTGCACCAAAGGTCAATGCGTGCTCATACAGCGCAGTGGCGGACGTTAATGGAGTCGGAGGTGCATAACTGGACACTTTCCCCACGGGTGTTTGCGGGTTGAGCTGCCGGCGTTCTGTTGCCGTTCGTTGCGTTCCGTTGCCAACTCTCCACAAATGTCTGAGTTTGTTGCCAACTCTGGTGATTCAGGGTTAGCCTCGCTGCGGTGTTCTGTTGCCGTCTGTTGCCAATTCTGGCGATTTGGTCGTTCCGTTGCCAACTCTGGTAGTTTGCGGATTGAGTGAGTCGGGCGTTAGGCGGGGAGAGCCAGAATACTATTCCGATCTTGTTCCGAGCGACTATTCCGATCTTGTACCGCTGAAAGAATCGCAGCTCAGGACGTTAATGGAGAGGGACTATTCCGAGTATTCCGATCTTGTTCTCGTAGCTTATGCGCGTACGCGTAGGCGCGCTCTCTCGTGCATACACCTCAGCGAAGCTGAGGGTATTGCACGGAGAGATGCGCTGGCTACTACGCATGGCGGGGTCAAACCGCAGAGAGGGCGCTAGAGTGTGACTACGGAGAGTCACAGGATCTGAGGCTGTACACAACGGACCATGCTGTTAGGGTCCCCGATCGTGGGGAAACCGAAAGCGCGTCGCTCTCTGGGTGGGGTTTGCATGTGTGTACGAGGGAAGGGAGCCGGACATATGGCAATGGGTGGGGCAGTGAACACGGAGGCCCGAGGCGGGTCTGTGAGTGCGGGCCATGCCAAGCTGAGGAAGTACCAGATCCGGTACGTGGCTGGGTACTGGCTGGCTCGTGTGCCGTACGGGTCCTGGCGCAGGTTCGACACCTGGTCCATGGCGACCATCTACCTGAGGGGACGGCACGAGGAGCGCGTAGCGAAGGAGGCTGAGCTTGCGCGTCGTCGTGAAGATGCGACGCACGCTCACTACGAACCTTAGCCGTTAGGAGCGCGTGAGCGTACGTCTGGCGAGTCGAGAGTGTGAGTACGCGTGTACTCTCGCTCTCGCTTGCCGATCTATCCAGACAGCCGCTAGGAGCTTTTGATCATGCCGAGCAAGGTAGGCCCGCCAGCGCCTTGTGTCTGTTGTGGGGTATGGGGTGGGATCATGGCTCGTGGGCTTAGGTCCACGTGCTACTTCCGCTGGCGGAACAAGGGACAACTAGCCCGATGGCCGCTCCTGCGTAAGCGGGCCGTGTACTACCTGGAGCGAGAGTTCGCCATGGATCGTGCGCGGGAGTATGAGGCTATGCGTCTCGGGCCGGGGTCGCTTAGCCGCAAGCGAGCGTGTATCGTCCTTGACATCACCGAGCGCACAGCCTACCGATACGAGGCCTGGCTGAGGCTCATGGCTGAGGCACAGAGGTAGCTGGAGGGAGGAATCGATGTACTGCCACTGTGGTAAGAGGTACCCCTGTTTCGACCACTAATGGGCGGGCTCGGACAGAGGGTACGCCTAGAGTGGACGGGAGACGAGCCGGTTATGCCGGATGAGATAACGGACGTGCCGGCTCGTCGTACCTACAGGCGCTGGCCCTGGGACCAGTGGGCGTCAGGAGTGGAGCACAAGTTCGCGGGTGAGCACGGGGGCAAGACTCCTCGTGCCATGGCGAACTTCTGGCGCGCATGGGCTAAGCGGCATGGCAAGACCTGCCACGCGTACGTTGGGTGTGGTGCAGAGGGTGAGTACGTCCTTCTGTCCATGTCCGACTATGACCCGGACCATGAGCCGGAACAGTGTGACCAATGTGGAGATGAGGACTCACGATATGGCCAGTGAGAACGAGGCCGCCGAGAAGCACGTCCGCGCACTGTGCGTGGGTGGTCAGTACGACGGGCAGTGGAAGAGCATCCCGAACCGGCTGAGGTACGACTACCAGGTACCGCGTGCCATGCGGCTCATGCCCGTGGTAACGAAGGAGCCCGACCTCTCGGTCGGCTTCCCGGAGTTCGACAGGTACCGCGTGGTGGGACCGATCTCCCTGTTCGGTGAGGGCGGTATCTGCCTCGCCCTGGAGCGCGGGGAACTGTTCGACAAGTACCGCGGCAGTGAGGAGCGGATGATCCTGAAGGCCATCCTCCAGCGTGACGTGAGCGCGGAGATGGGTCTCTGATGGAGGACTTCTTTGCCGGCCTGTTCGATGGGCTGGCAGACGCGGCCATTTGGCCTTGGAACTGGGGAGGTAACAGCGTGGGCAAGAAGGGTACGGCACGAGGCAAGAAGCCGGCACGTGCACGAGACGGTGTGACGGGCCGGGTGATCTACTGCGGCAACTGTGGCACGTCGGGTGAACACCTGACCGTGCGCGCCGTGCGGCAGTGCTACGGCCGACCCGTGAGCGAGGGCCCGGACTACGGCTATGTGTCGGGGAGGATCAAGCCGGTATGAGTAGCGTGGGTGACGCGTTCCTGGGTGGGTTCCTACTGGTGCTCATGGCCATCATGTGCGCCAAGGGGGACTCCATCCAGAAGGCATGGGCAGCGCGTAGGCTTCGCCGGCACCACTGTCCCACACCCTGCCAGGAGTCAATGCGCTGCCGTTGCGGCTGTGGCGGACTGCACTCCGTGGGTGAGCGCCAGGAGTCATGTGGGGTGTGCGGTACTCCCATCGTGTATGATGAGGAGTCAGAGATCACCCAAGAGACGTACTGGAGGTACCCGTGAGTGAGGGCACCGAGCCCGACGAGACAGAGGAGCCGGAGTGTAACGGCATCTGCCTGACGCCGGCCGATATCGGTCTGCCGGAGTATGGCGGTGCGGGTGTGATCGCCTATGCGCACCCGGACTGTCCTGCGCATGGCGACCCCCTGGAGGACGACGAGAACACGGAGACCTGTGGTGGCGGGGATGAGTCCTTGCGCTACGTGAGGGAAGAGGACATGGCATGAACCAGCTTCCACCCGAACAGGACCCGGCCAACCTGACGGACGGGCAGCGGGCCAACATCGCTGCGGCACAGAGCCTGCATGATGACCTCCTGGCCGCAAGCACCGTGCCGGCAAGTCTCATCCCGGAGCCCGTCGTGAGTCGGGTTCCTACGTACGGGGATCTCATGGCCCTCATCAAGCGTATCGAGGACCAGCCGATGTACGGCGAGCCGGAGCCTGTACACCCGGACGTGTTCGAGGCCGCACGTCGTGAGGGCGAGACACGTCGGCAGGCCAAGAGCCGGATCATGCTGGAGCACTACGCGCGGGAAGGGTTCACGGTACGTGACGGTGACCTGTGGGCCCTCCGTGCGCAGTACGTGGCTGTGAAGGAGTACGTCCAGGGACAGGGCGGCGGCCTGCCGTACAACACCCACAACTGGGTCCACTTCTACAACCGCTACGGCATGGGTGGGCAGGACCCGGTTCTCATGGTCGGCCTGCGGAAGGACACGGTCGAGGAGATGGGTCGTGCCGGCATCCTGGAGTCCGAGGCTCGCCGCACGCTGCGCATCCTGGGGCATTGACCTGATCGGTCAGTGGGGTGTATCGTGACGGTGAGTGAAGGAGGTGAACATGTCCGATACCGTACCCGAGGAGCCGATCCCCAGTGATCCGCCCGAGGAGGGGAACGACACTGTGGGTGTCGTGCCGACGGGAGGGCCCGTGACCGAGGGTGAGCCGCCCCCGCCACCGCCGCCCATCGTGACGCCCGACCCGGGACCGCCGGATGAGAACTACCCGCCGGTGGACCAGCCCGGCTAGCAAGTGAAGAGGGGGCAGCCTGCGTGACTCCGGTCATATGCCAAGGCTGCCCCCTCGTGCTACAGTCGGTGTACGAGATGTGATGAGAGAGTGAAGGGAGTGGGACCGTGAAGTGCACAAGGCCTCAATGCGGGAAGGTCAGGTATACGGCGGAGACGACGGCACAGCTTGCCTGTGTGAAGGCGGCCCTAGATGGGGATGCCTCTCTGTCCTGGTACTACAGCCAGGCGTGCGGGTGCTGGCATCTGACCTCTACGGCCAACAAGGGCAATACCGGAAAGCGCGTGAAGTGGGTGGAGGGTTTCAGTGAGAACGCAGGACGTGCCGCTGCCTGAGGGCGACGAGACCGACGAGACGACCAACAAGGGAACGGAGCCGGCACTCGAATACGGGTGGCGCGTCAGGTGGGGACGCACGATCGGCCAGCGCCAGCTCGCCAGTGGTGTGGTGCTCGCCTTCGAGCCGAACACGACCAAGGCGTCCCAGGCCTTCGATCGCAGGGCGAAGGAGTACCTCAAGGACATGGACGTGCGCAACGCATCTCCTGGCCGCGGGTACGTCGGAGACGTGCGTAGCGGGAAGTACGTGGAGATGGACTGGATCAGCAGGCCCAAGCCGTGAAGCTGTACCGCGTAGATCCTGTGACAGGCGAGGCCATGGACGAGGTGTACTACCTCAAACAGCGGCTGGCCAAGGAGCCTGCCAACAAGGACGTGAGGGACCGCCTAAACGCCTTGAAGAGTCAGCGGCGTATGAAGCTACTGGCTGACGCCGGTGTGTCCTACAAGCGCCCGTACAAGCGCTCGGACATCTCGTCGCTTGTGCTGGTCGCGTGCGTTCACGCGTACTCGTGGCGAGCGTATGAGGTCCTGTGCGAGACGTTCCCCGCGAAGGTCGTAGAGGCCGCGTTCCTGCGGGACAACAACCGTGGGTATCTCAACTGTGGAACCTCCTTGGTCCGATGTTGGGTTGACCCGGACGGCGAACGGCTGATACGCTCCGAGCGTCAGAAAGTCATCTGTTAGGGAGCGAGGAGCCCATGCCGGCAGAGGGTGCACGTGAGAACCACGTGCCGTTCGTGGAAGAGCGTTGGACCTTGACGGTCACGTTCGACCTCATGGAGGACCAGGACAAGTCGGACCAGGGTGAGTACCGTGGCGTGGACGAGGCGTTCCGCTTCGCCCGCTACGCGGCCACCCTGTCGGGCGGTCTCTGGGAGGAGGTCCGCGAGATGATGAAGTGGCCCAAGGGGTCGCGCACCGTGACCGTCACGTCGGACGTGCTGGACTACCTGTGCACGCTCCAGACCTGGGTCACGTACCACACCATCCCGCGTCAGATGAAGCTGGTCCGTAACGACGGGAGCCGAGGAGTATGACCGTTGCCCTGGACTTTGACGGGGTGATGCACGGTTACAGCCGTGGCTGGCAGGGCGGGGTCATCTACGACCCGCCCGTGCCGGGCACTGCTGAGGCGGTGCGAACCATCATGGACGCGGAGGCGACGTTCGTCCAGACCGCTCGGGAGAACCTCCATGACGTGGTCGAGTGGATCGAGCGGGAGCTGGGTATCCCGGCCATCGCTGACTCGCCCGTGACCGCGCGTACGTTCTGGAACGACCGCGGCATCCTCCTCGTGACCAACAAGAAGTACCCGGCTCGTGCCTACCTGGACGACCGCGCGGTGTACTTCGGTTCTGGTGGATGGGCCCAGGCTCTGGCAGACCTGGACCTGGACATCGCCGAGACTGTCCACATGTACATCGTGACGGTGTCCATCGCGGGCATCCCGGGACACGACCCGCTGAACAAGATCACGGGTGAGTGCCAAGTGGCCGGGCAGTACTGCACGGACCGCACGGGCAAGCACCACACCTTCCTCGTGAAGTCGACCAAGAGCCTGGCCCAGGTTCGTGACCACTGCCGTGAGCAGTACGGCCACGTGACGCGCGTGGAGACGGTCGGCGAGATTCCCACCGTGTGAGCAGTGGGTGTAATGGTCATCCTGAATTGACCGGGAGGCAGCTTGGGCGATAGCGTGTAACGGTCGGGTAACAGCTCGGCCGAAGCCTACGTTGGGATGGACATGAAGACCAGAGCTGGAATCGTCGTCACGGGCGCTCTTGCCGCCCTTCTCGTGTCGCCGGCAGTAGAGGCGCAGGCTGCGCCGTCCCTCGCTCAGAGGGCCCTTTCTGTCGCCGCAGCACAGAAGGGAGACCCGTACAAGTGGGGGGCCACCGGGCCCGATCGTTTCGACTGCTCGGGCCTGACCTACTACTCGTACCGCAAGAGCGGGAAGACTCTGCCCCGTACGGCCCAGGCTCAGTACAACAAGTCCAAACACGTGGCGCCGGCGAACCGACGTGTCGGGGACCTCGTGTTCATCGGCACGTCCTCGTCCAACATCTACCACGTCGGCATCTACGCCGGGTTCTCCAACGGGTACGGCTGGTTCTGGGACTCTCCCAAGCCGGGCCGTACCGTCGGCAAGCACCGGATCAAGGACTACACCGCGGGTTCCCCGCGTGCGTATTACGGGAGGTTCTGAGTGAGCGGATGGACGATCGCCTGGCTGGTCTGGCTGGGCGCGTTCGTGGCCATCGAGGGTCCGGCTCTGTTCAACAAGAAGCCGGACGACACGCTGTCCGAGCACGTCTGGAGATGGTTCGCCACCAGGCGTGAGGACATGAGGAACGACCAGGGCAAGGCCAGCGCGTGGGTGAAGATCCGCCGCGTCGTGCTCGTCTCGTTCCTCGCCTGGCTGTCCCTGCACTTCGCCACAGGTGGCGAGTACGTGTAGGAGAGGGGGCAGCCAGATGCGCCAGGTCCTCCACCCCGTCCTCTGGGGTGGGGGACTTTGGCGTGGATAGACCCGGGAGAGCGCTTGCTTTCGAGCGTCGATGGGTGTGGATCGTAACGGGGTAAGGGTGGTGATATGACACGAGGTGAGCCCTGCGGCGACAAGCAAGGGCACGACACCAAGGAGCAGGCAAAGGCCCATCGGAACAATCTTATCCGCAGGGGCAATTCCTTACTGGAGGTTTACAAATGCCCGTGGTGTGATAAGTGGCATGTAGGCCATAGGCCCAAGGGGAAATCCTGGGGCCGGTCTACTAAGCGCCGAAGAGGGCGTGGCTAATAGAATCGGGCGTGGGTTGACACGACTCGTGTCCGGTCGATAGTGTCTGTCCTGTCGGAGAGAGCGTGTCGAACTTCGCGGTGATCGCGCTCCCGCCGAATAGTAGGGGCCCCGGGTAAACCCCCCCGCTCGGGGCCCCTCACTAACAAGGGGGGTACAGTGAGGGCAAGGAGCAGTATGAGGGACGACGACCGGATCGGTTTCCGTGAGGGCGCGAAGTGGTACGCGAAGGGATGGGGCATCGCCCTCCTGACGCTCGCCACACTCCTCGTGTTCGGCACCATCACGACCTTCGCCACGGGCCAGCTCCAGAAGTGGACGGCTGACTTCCGCGGCGGCGTGAAGGCGAAGGAGCAGACCACGGGGAACGGCGCGTTCCGCGTCAACACCTACAACCACTTCTTCAACCTGTGCGCCTCGGTGCAGTCCACCGAGGACGCCATCAAGAACGCCCGGGACGAGATGGCGGACAAGGAGACGACGGCCGAGCGCAAGGCCAAGCTCCGGCAGAACATCACCGCCCTGAACAACTCCCGGGCCGAGGACATCCGCACGTACAACGCGGACAGCGCCAACGAGTACAAGGGCGCGTTCCAGTCCAACGACCTCCCGTTCACCCTGAACGTGGCGGCCGAGCGCACAGAGTGCGCGTACAAGACCGCCGGCTGACCTAGCCGGTAGTGGTACCCAGCCCGACACTCGGCGGAGTGTCGGGCTTGGGGACGTAGAAGAGAGGAGGATCCAAGTGCCGACGGATCCGATGGAAGTCCCGACCGAGGACAACGAGGACAGCCCGTGTATCGGGGCTGAGCCCACGCCCGAGATCATCGTGGTGCAGGGCAGCACGGACGACGACGCGTGACCGGCCGCTGTCCTACCTGTAAGAAGACGTTCGAGGACTGCACCTGCACGGGTGTGATCCGCTGGGTGAGGGGGTTGTTCCGGTGACTACTCCTGACCTCGCGGTAGACCAGGACGTCTCTGTCCGTCTCGTCCACGAGGACGCCGCCGACCTGCACGTGGTGCACGCCGCGCGAGTATCTACACTGGGCGAGGAGGTGATGGAGGAACTGGAGAGCCTGGGCCTGATCACGCCGGAGCAGTGGCGAACCCAGGAGATGACCAAGCGGGATGAGGGCCTGATCAACTTCCTCACCCGTGAGCGTCATGGCTCGCCGTTCGAGCACAACTCCATGACGTTCTTCATCCAGGCCCCGATCTTCGTGTTCCGGGAGTTCCACCGGCACAGGGTCGGCTGGTCGTACAACGAGGAGTCGGGCCGGTACAAGGAGCTGGCTCCTCACCTGTACATGCCGCCGGCGTATCGCCCTCTCCAGCAGGTCGGCAAGGCCGGGGCCTATGAGTACGTCGCCGGCACGGCCGAGCAGTACGAGGTCATGACGGAAGAACTCATGGCCGTGTACGAGCGGTGTTGGGTGGGATACCAGCGCATGTTGGGTGTGGGTATCTGTCGAGAGGTGGCTAGACTTTCGCTGCCCGTTGGTGTATTCTCTTCGATGTACGCCACGTGCAACGCCCGGTCGCTCATGCACTTCCTGAGCCTCCGCACGAAGGACGAGCGTGCGAGGATCAAGTCCGGACCCCAGTGGGAGATCGACAAGCTGGTGGCCCGGCAGATGGAGAACGCCTTCGCCCGGCTCATGCCGGCGACCTACAAGGCGTTCAACGACAACGGGCGCGTAGCGCCCTAACTGAGTGAGGACTCCAACAGTGAAGATGGACCGTAAGAAGCTGATCCGCGGTGTGCTCATCCCGGCCGTGGGCGTGATCGTCCTGGCGACGACCGCCGGCGCGTGTGACGACGAGAAGGACAACTCCAGCCGCGGCAAGGAGAAGGCCTCGGCCCAGTCCAACTACGACCGCCTCGTCGCCAACCAGCCGGCGCACACGGGCGACTACTCGCCGACCCGGGAGACCAAGAACTTCTGGATCGACACCTGGATGAAGAAGCCGGGGAAGCTCTCCTACGTCTACATCCAGAACGCCCAGGGCCAGTACGGGTACTACATCCTCAAGGGCCTCCCGGTCACCTACTGCGTGGGCCTGCTCCCGCCGGAGGTCAAGACCCGCGGCGACCTCGGCCAGTACGACGGCGACCTGATCGTCCAGGGCCCGTCGATGGACGGCACGTACTCGTCGTCCTCCAACTGCAACACCATGTACGGGAAGGACGCCGAGACCGGCGCCTACCTGGAGTGGACCGTCGGCATGAACCAGTCGTACTTCCTGTACGACCAGCCGATGGACCTGCCGCAGTACAAGAACGCCACGCCCCTGGGTGAGGCCAAGCTCAAGAACTGACCCGAGGCCAGAAGGTCGCGGGCACAACCGAACCGATCACAGGGCGGGGCTCCTTCCGGGGCCTCGCCCTTCGGGCATGGAAGGAACCACAGTCATGAAGTCTTACAAGGTAGTCGAGAAGCGTGGGGCCAACCATGGACTCCACCTCGTGCTCACCATCCTGACCGGTGGCCTTTGGGCCTTGACAGGGTGGCCCATCGCTGCAATGATGGGACGCAAGACAAAGACCCGCGTGCCTGTCGCGCTGGCCAACCAGGACATGACCGCCCGCTGAGGGCAGAGAGTGAGGACCACAATGATCCACGTTCGTACCTTCGCACTGGCCGGAGCCATAGCCGTGATAGCCACCGCGGTCTCGGTCGTCTCGCCGACGGCTGGTGTGGAGAGCACCACACCTGCCGCGTCGGTGTCGCCGTTCCCGACGAGTGGCACTGTGCCCGTCGTGACGGAAAGCGCTGTGCGCTCCTCTGGCGAGATCAACAAGAGTGCGCAGCACGAGACACGCAACAGCAGTGCAAACGCTCCGTACGGCGACGCTGAGAGCGTTAGGAAGGAAGCACGCATCATCGCTGCGAACGCTGCGCGCTTGCAGTCGCCGAACGTGCCCACCCCGAAGTGGACACTCATCAAGCCGTCGCCGTTCCCCAAGCTGACCCCGAGCCCGAGGGTGACCCCGCCCAAGCCGCCGGCCCCCAAGCCGCCCATCGTCTTCAAGCGGTACGACTTCTGCGGGTGGAAGGTGAGCCAGGCCCAGCGGTGCATCGACCAGGGGAAGCTGGTGCGGTACAAGCCGTCCGGCGTCAACACCCTGGCCGGCCACAACTACAAGGGGTGGTACTGGATCGATGACATCCCCACGGGGCGGAAGGTCGTCATCAAGTCCGGCCAGCTCAAGGGCACGTACAAGGTGTACGGCCACGCCAAGGTCTACGACAAGAAGTTCCCCAAGTCGGGCCTGGGTGCGGACGTGGCGCTCCAGACGTGCGAGGGTTCGGGCATCGGCTTTTCGTTCTTGCGCCGGATCTAGTGCGGCATGTAGTGTCGTAGTGACGGAATCGAGTGGAAGGAACCGAGGGAATGTCAAGGCTTCTGCGATGTAACCGATGTGGGCAAGAGAAGGAAACGCCCATGCCGGTACCCAACCTCCTGGGCTTCACGGCTCCCGTGAAGGCCGAGGGCTGGGCCGTGATGACGCTGGGCCCCGGCCCGCTCCCCGCGCGCTACGACCTGTGCGAGGACTGTGCCGAGGTCCTGGTCGAACAGTTCATGGTGGGTGCGAACGTGCACGCCATCACCCAGCCGCCCGGCATGAACGTCCTCCCCCACGACAACGTGCCGTACCAGGACTGCCTCCTCGCGTTCGACCCGGACGCCGGCAAGTTCATCTGTGAGCACGACGACCCGGAGCGGTTCCGGAAGTTGTGCACGGACCGCGCCCAGAACGTGGCGGAGGGCGTGCCGGAGCAGGTCGTTCCCGGCATCCCCGAGTGGGCCGAGAAGAAGCGCGGCGATGAGCTGGTCTCGTGCCCGGTGCTCCAGGGCGGATGCGGCGGTCGCCTGCCGGCTCGCCACCTGGAGCAGCACATGAGCGAGGTCCACGGCATCAAGCCGCTCCGGGAGAGGGCCGCCGAGCTGGTGGCCGACGTGCACACCTCGGGCTGGGCTCACAGCATCGTCCAGCGGTGCGGCGACGCGTGCTCGGAACAGCACACCTACACCAGCGGCTGCCTGCTGGATGGTGTGGTGCAGCCGGCTGATGGCCGGTGCCGGTACTGCCAGTGCACCGCGCACAACGGCCTGGCCTGCTCCTCGACCGGGTGCTCCTGCCAGGTGAGCACGCAGGGCGAGAACCTGACCGAGGCCTATTCGGAGCAGGAGGCGGCAGAGTGATGGAAGGTGCCGGACCGTTCTCGATGATGGCCGTGTCGGCCCTGGAGAACCACGTCAAGACTCTCCAGGTCGGCAGCAAGAAGTACGCGGCCGTGAGGCTGGAAGGCGGGGAGGGCTGGTACGGTGGGTGCAACATTACCACCGCCATGATCTTCTGCCTCGGCATCCTCGGGTACGACAAGGACCAGAAGCTCATCCTCCGCGACATGATGGGCGGCGGCGACGAGGTACTGCCTGGTGACTGGATCGTCATGCTGTCCCGTACGTGCTTCCGGATCATGCGTGAGTCGGACAGTGAGTCTCTGTTCTCGCTCATGCCTGACGTGCCCCGTAGCACGCCCGACGAACGCCTCTCGCGCATCGCTCAGGCGCACAAGAAGGACGTAGACGAACAGGGCGGTACGCACGGCCTGTGCGTCGAGTGCTACCAGCCGTGGGGCGAGAAGGGCTGTCCGACGTACCGCTGGGCGACCGAGGACCTGGACGTGCTCGGTACGTGGGACCCCGACGACAACGAGGTGGAAGATGAGACCTGAGGACTTCCAGACCCAGAGGCTCCAGCTCCAGTGGAAGGACTTCGCCACCCGCATGATGGTGGACGCCGGTCTCTTCCTGGAGCCGGAGATCATGATCCGTCAGGATGACGCCATGTCGTTCATGATGGACCAGATCATGATCGGCTTCCGGGCCAAGATCCTGACCGACGACCTGCCGCCGGAGAGCGTCACCAACTCGACCGAGGTCGTGTTCCACGAGCCGGCATCCACGTGGCAGATGTGGAAGCGCAACAACCGGGGGAAGTGGTACACCAAGGGCTGGCTGCCGTGGCTTCTGGCACGGCGACCGGTGAAAACCCGCGAGGTCAAGAAGCTGGCCCACTGCACCATCAGCCTGGAGCGGCTCCGCTCGTACCCCGAGGCGCAGTACCGAGCCTCTGACTTCCGCCTCGGGCGGGCCGTGCTCATGCACCATGTGGGCTCCCCCGTCTGGGACATCGAACACCTCACCGGGTACGAGCCGAAGCCGGAGAGTGGCGAGTGAGGATCAAGATCTCGGACGGTGTCCGAGAGGTCGAGGTGGAAGCCGCGTCGGACGAGAAGTGCGGGCACGACCTGGAGGAGGTGGCCAAGCGGATGTACGAGCTGGTCGCCGCCAAGGGCGGGCCCGCCCCGATCGGCTTCACCTCTGCCACCACGTCAGACCATGAGCGCTCCTGGGAGCAGGAGTAAGGAAGACCCACACCAGCCAGCGCTCGGCGATCTGTGACCCCATACGGGAGCCCTCGGAGTTGTGTCCGGGGGCTTCCTTGGTATATGATCAGGGTACCGAACATCGAACACGCTAGCTCGGCAGGCCCCCGTGAACTGGCTTAACGCTGCCATCACCGTCATCGACACCATCTCCGAAGCCACTGCCACTCTCCGAGGACTCGACATGGACTCCGAATACGTCCCCCTTCTCGCCATCTGCCTCCTCGCCGGAGGGGTCATCTTCTGGCTGTTCCTCATCGGCGCCATCCTGCTGGGCGGCTGCCGTCTCGTGGCCCGAGGCTTCTGGGCCGTGGTGGACATCCTGCCGAACCGTCACGCGTCCGGTGGTTCGCTCCCGCACGTCGAGTGATACAGTCTTAGGGAAGATCAACCGAGGGAGACAACGTGCTTACCCTGCTGTTCCTGGCAGTAGTCCTGACGCTCGCACTGGGCGCCTTCGCTGCGTTGGGTGTGGAGGACGCCAAGTTCCACGCGTCGCTCCAGCCCATCCGATACGACGCGTCGCCGGAGGTCATGACCTGGGAGGCCAGCCTGCCGGGTAAGCCCGCTCTTCCGTGGAGTGAGGACAAGAAGTGACCGACGTATTCTCCACCCTGCTGGACCCGTTCTCGGCCCAGTTCCTGACGTACGACCTGGAGTTCGTGGACGACGGCAGGACCATCGACCTCGTGTCCGCCGGGTTCAAGTCGGGTGATGGTCGTACCCTGTACGTCATCAACCGCGAGATGAACCAGGAGAAGATCCTGGCCCACGACTGGATGCGGAACAACGTCTGGCCGCACCTGCCGCTCAAGGACCTCCCCGAGGTCCGAGGTGAACTCGGACAGTACCCGGTCAAGAAGTGCCGGTGTGCGTCCGCGGTCGAGGGCAAGAAGTACGAGTGGACCTGTTCGTGCATGAACGGCAAGCTGGACATGGACCACCCGGACGTCAGGCCGATGGGTCAGATCCGGCGCATGGTGTCGGACTTCATCATGGCCTGCCACCCGAAGGGTCTCACCGGCGAGGTCAACCACCGGGACGACGTGAAGATGTGGGCGTGGTACGGGGCGTACGACCACGTCCGGCTGGCCCAGTGCTGGGGTCCGATGATCGACCTTCCGCCCCACGTCCCGATGCTGACCCACGACCTCAAGTCGGAGGCCATGCGTCTGGGCAACCCGAAGATGCCGGCGCAGAAGGGCAAGGAGCACAACGCCCTGGCCGACGCGGAGGGGAACCACCTGAAGGCCAAGTTCCTCTGGGGCCTGGCGACCGACAACCCGTACGAGTAGGGGATATGCAGGCATCGGACACGGATGAGCTGGCGCGTAGGTTCGCCTACCACGCGCCGCTGAGTGACACGAGGCGACAGGCCCACGAGAACATCCGCGGGCAGATCGGCCGCCTGGCACAGTTCGTCGTGCACACCGTGCCGGCGGGACGTGAGCAGGCCCTGGCCGTGACCAAGCTGGAAGAGGCCATGATGTGGGCCAACGCCGGCCTGGCCCGAGCGGCCGACCCGGAGGCAGAGGAGCTGGTCGTCCTCACCCCGGTCGAGAAGGCACAGCGGGCGTACGAGGCGTACGGCGCCGTGACCGAGCACAAGAACTTCCAGGGTGATCCCATGCCGGCATGGGACGACCTGGGGGACACGATCCAGGCCGCGTGGGTTGCGGCCGCGAACATCGGAGGGAACCTGTGACGACACTCACCGGCCCGCAGATCTACCCGGGCGCCGTGGCGTCTGGCTCATCGTGGTACGAGGACAACTGGGGCGGCGACCCGATGGAGGTCAACGTCGTCGTCCTCCACACCACCGAAGGCACGACGCTCCCGACGTACGACGGCGGCGCGGTCGCGCCCAACATCACGTTCGTCCCGGACTTCCGGAACAAGCGGCTCAAGGCGTACCAGCACTACCGCACGGACATCTCCTCGCGTGCCCTGGTGAACAAGCTGGGCGGCGTGGCGACGAACACCAACAACGTCACCCAGGCGGAGTTCGTCGGGACGTGCGACCCGGCAACGTCTCGCCGCTGGACAGCGGCTGGTGTGGAGCACATCTTCTGGCCGGACGCCCCCGACTGGGCGCTCCGCGAGATGGCCGAGTACCTGGCCTGGCTGTACGAGGAGCACGGCATCCCGCTCGTGGCGCCGGCGAAGTGGCCGGCCTACCCGACGTCCTACGCCAACGGCGGCGGGCAGCGGATGACCGAGGCGCAGTGGAACGCGTTCCACGGAGTGTGCGGTCACATGCACCCGCCGGAGAACGTGCACGGCGACCCCGGCTCGCTCAACATCCAGAAGGTGCTGGCGTACGCGAAGGACCTGGCTGGCGACGGTGACGCGGACATCCCCGTGCCGACGCCGCCCAAGACCATCCCCGCGTTCCCGGGACGGAAGTACTTCCGTGCCGGCGCCAACAACAAGTACGTGACCCAGCTCGGCCAGCGCCTCGTGAAGAAGGGGTTCGGCCGGCACTACGTCGAGGGACCCGGGCCGAAGTGGGGAGAGGCCGACCGGCTGAACGTGCGGGACTTCCAGCGCTCGAAGGCTGCCCTCAAGGGTGACGCCGACGGGTACCCGGGTCCCCTGACCTGGAAGTTGCTGTTCTCGTAGGTCTTGACCCTCGGCGCTTGTGGCGCTTAGAGTCGAGTGAGTGAGCCCGACGACAACGACCTGGAGATGAGATCCCGTGATCATCGACCACGACACCATGACCCAGATGGGTCCCACCGACGAGACCATGCCGCTTCGCGTCATCCAGCAGGCGGAGCCCGCGGTGGACTACCCCGTGATGGAGAAGAGGATGCAGTGGGCGGGTCCGTTCCCGGTGCGTCCGGTGCGGTCGATGACGGGGCGTCTCTCCCTCCGGAAGTCGGCCCCGGCTGACGTCCCCGACCTGGAGACGTTCGCCAGGGAGGCGCCGATCGAGGACGTGGTGGAAGCGGTCAAGATCCTCTCCTCCGAGGACACCGCCACTCACGCCCTGCCGGCGGTGGAGAAGCTGACCGGTGCGCCGTCTACCCAGAAGCTGGCGCACCGATCGGCCGCTCATGTCCAGCGCGTGTTCAACGAGGCCGGCTGGCCGATCGCCGTCTGGTACGGCGAGGCCACGAAGGAGTACTGGGTGATGGACGAGAGCGGGCTCCACTCGTTCGAGTCTGTCACCGCCATGTACCAGGGCATGGGATGGGAAGCGCTGTAGGGTCTCCGTTCCCTCTGTTCGCTTCCCGCGACCAACCAGCGCCCAACGACGAGAGCCCCCGACATTCCCCCCGGTCGGGGGCTCTCCGGCGGACGCCTTGACACCGTGTCGTGAGCGTGGGAGAGTTAGTCCTGTCAGCAAGACAACGCACCACCTAACTCAACAGGGAGCATCCCATGACCTGGGTAGCAGCCGAATCCGATGGCACTCCGCTCGCCGGCTTCGAGTACGGGACGTTCGTCGCGTACCAGATGGCAGACGGTACCGAGCGTACCGGGAAGATCATCGTCCAGGGAACGGACAAGATCGGGAGCGTCCACATGATCGAGGACGACGAGAACCCCGACGCTGAGATGGTGAAGATCTCGCCTCAGTTCGTGCGCCGGCTGAGCGACTGATCCACACCAGCAGAGAAGCCCCTGGCTCGGGAAACTGAGTCGGGGGCTTTTCGGTGTCGGGCGTCTCTCGTGCGGAAAGCTCTGTGCGCTCGTTAGGAGAGATCGATTAGCTCGCCTGAGAGTATCTGTCACTTCGCTATGCGCCTCGCCGAGAGACGCTGTTCTGTGCGTTTTGGAGCTAGGTCTCGACGTCTGACAGAGTGCACGCGACAGAATCAGAATGCGCTCTGGTCCTGTACACCATCGAGCCCCCGTCTGTACCTGACATGACGGGGGCTCTTTGGCGGTGCGAGGCGCGGGGCCGAACTACTTCGGGACGGACTGGATGGCGGCGGCTACAGTGCTGCCGGCTCCCATCAGAAGGGCTACGCCGATGGCGTACCGCCAGTTCTCCAGGGACCCAGTGCGGGTCTCCAGCTTCTCGATGTCCGCCCGTACTCCGGCCATGTCGTTGTCGTGGGCGGTCCGATCCTCGACTGCCCGCTGGAGGCTGAGGTCTAGCTTCGCCTCGATGCGGACCAGTCTCTCCACGTCTTCTCTGGACATGTCGCTCACTGGGCGTCTCCGGTGGGGTCGTTGTTCGCGGCCTTGTCGCCGGCACCACCTCCCGCGTTGGAGTAGGTCGGCGCCTTGGAAGATCCCAGCAGGTAGCGGCCGGCAGCCGGCCACTTGTGCTGGATCGCGCTGGCCGCGGTGTAGTAACCCGCGGTAGCGAGAGCCGTTCCCCCAGTCACGAGAAGGAGCTGGGTGTCGGTGTCGACCTCGACACCGCGAAGGGCAAGCCAAGAGATGAGAGCGCCGACTCCAGACGGGACGTAAGTACGGATCTGGGCAACCAGGTAGTCACGGAACATGGGGTTCCTCCTGTGATGTACTGCGGTTGGGTGTGGGTCTGGTACGGGTAAGTATCGGCGATCTCCTAGAAGTACGTGGTAACGATGACAATGCCAGGGGCACCATCGCCACCATTGAGTGCGCCGTCAGCAGTGGTACCCGAGCAGGCACCTCCACCACCGGAGCCATAGCCCATGCCGGCAACACCGGCTACCTGGGCTCCAGCCGCGGAGCATCCGCGACCTCCACCACCGAGGTAGGAGTTACCTCCCATACCTCCCATGGTGACACCTGAGGGTTGCCTCATGCCAGCGCCGCCGCCCTGGCCGTTGATGGCAATGTCTGCCACGATGGTCTCGGATGCAGCCGTGGCACCAGAGATTCCAGCGTTGGACGCGCCCGTACCAGTCGATCCGCCGCCGGGTCCTCCGGTGGCAGAGACGTACGAGCCGAACGACGACGAGGTGCCATTGCCTCCCGTGCCTGTACCACCAGTGCCGCCGGAGCCGACTGTCACAGTGACCGAGTCGTCAACCGAGTTGGCCAGGAGGGTGGACTCACCGTACCCGCCGCCGGCTCCGCCACCGCCGGCACAGACTTCACCTGCCGCGGTAGCAACCACTCCGCCGCCTGCACCGCCACCGGCCTGTACCTGGACGCGGATCGAGCGTGCACCCTGCGGCTTCTCCCATGTGTCAGATCCGACCGTGGAGAAGATGTCGATCTTGGGGTCCTGAGTGGCGGGACTCACGGTGCCGATGATCAGATACGTGGTACCGATCGGCAGGAGAACGACACGGTGGCCGGGCAGGGGGTAGTAACCGACCATGGTCTTGTACCGCTTCTGGCTGACGACCTTCTCGCCGTCGAACATGATCCTGGGGTAGATGCCTCCCAGGAAGTCGTTCGGGTCGTAGTCGTAGTCCACCGTACCAAGGCGGATCGGTCGGCCCTCGATGTTGGGGCCAGCGTTAGCCTCGGTGAAGCCGGCGATGGAGCGGAGGAAGTCATGAGCTTTGCGGCTCGAACCCGATCCAGACATCAGTCCTCCTCGAAGATCGGAACGGGGTTGGTCGGGGTGTCACACAACCCACACACCGCGCGGAAGACTCCGTCGCCGTTCTCGTGGAGCTTGACAGGGGACGCGATACCGAACGCCGCACAGGTAGGTGTGGTGCATGTCGAGGTCCCCGGGATGGACAGCCACTCGTCGTGCTCCGGCCACTCTCGCTCTTCCTCGGGACGCTGGGAGATCTCCTCCAGCAGGACCCGGAACTCGATGGCCTTCGCCTCGTACTCGGCCCGCTTCATGAGGTGAACTCCTGCCAGGACACCCAGTGCACGGTCGTGTCCACGTCGTTGGTACGGAAGATGTATGCGGTGAACCCGGTCGGTGTCGAGAAGCGATAGCCCACCTCACGAACACGAGACCACGGGAAAGCCGAGTGCGCGGTCAGCAATACCACCGGCTCGTTCGTGCCGGCGTGGTTGACCTTCACCTCGGATGCCGTGGCGGAGTTCGTCTGGGGACTCATGAGCACAGAGCCGAACAAGATGTTGGCCGCGCTCAAGGCGCCCGACACCACAAGGTCGTCGGCAATGGTCGTAGTCATGGCACCTCCTCACTTGAGCCGGTTTGACTTGAGGCCAAACTTTCAGCTTACTGTATGAGGGCATGATAGCGCAAGTTCAGACTTTTGGCAACAAGGGCCCGTGGTCCCTGACAACGTTGCCAATGTCCATACCAACCAGCCCCGGACTTGGGGATCCAGGGCTGGGAGGTCAGGTCCGCTTCCGCCACATGAGCCAGCCGACCTTGGTGGCTGTCGTGTTGTCGCGGTAGGTCCAGACGGTCATGCCGGTTGCCGACACAGACGAGATGCTGGACTCCAGGACGTCCGTGTTCGGCAGACTCGTGACCGAGGTGCACAGGCCGACGACGGTGCCGGTTCCCTTGAGACTCGGGACCGAGACTGCCACGGACGTGGGAGTGTTCGCCACAGGGGTGATGGTCACGAGACCCACGGCGATGTTGCCGGCCTTCAGCCGGCCGGAGATCCGGAGATCCCCGTTGCGGATCTGTGCCATGTCAGGCTCCCCTCATTGCCATCCAGTGGATGTTGGTCGCGGTGGTGTTCGTGCGGTAACCCCAGATGGAGAAGCCGTAGGGAGTGTGGTCGGCCGTGCAGACCTCGCGGAAGGTCGAGCCGGGGACGGACGTCTCAGCAGTGGCAATGACACGGACAGGCCCGGTGCCCTGGAGGTTGAGACCAGAGACGGCGACCTTAGTCGGCTTGTTCGCCACTGGGGTGAGTGTGGTAACTCCCACGGCGATGTTGCCGACCTCCAGCGCCCCGGTGATCACCACATCATCATCCACGATGCTCGGGTCCGCGGTAGGCGTGAGCGAGATAACGCGGCGCGCGCGGTGGGTCATCTTCGCACCGGCCACTAGATCCATGTCCCAGGACACTTCCGCGTACTGGCCGTTCAGGCCCATCGGGTCGTACATGATGGTGTACACATCGTTACCCGAGTGGATCGGCATGAGGGCCGTGGAGAACTCGATGGCCTCGTATACCTGGCTGGCCTCGAATGCCTTCCGCGAGATCTTGGCGATCATGGTGGCTTCGCTGTCCGCGTCCTGGCCCTGCTCGAACGAGGTGATGGTCCTGCCTCGTCGGACAGTGCTGGTAGGGGACGCCGGGTCGTTGTTCGTGAAATCCATGGTGATCGTGTCGCGGTCCGGGTCGGACAGCGTCATGACCCAACGGTTGGGAACCCCGAACAGGTCGTACTCCTGCATGACCTCGGGGTACATCACGGACAGTTCGTCGTCCTGGTAGGTGAACTCCGAGCCGCGATCCTGCGGGGAGATGTACGGCTTGACCACGGCGAACCCGTCCTCATCGAAAGACAAGGACTCATAGTTGATGGCGGTCAACAGGTCGGCGATGATCTGCCGCTTACTCGTGCCCGCCTCCCACTCCTTCGGCACGGGGATCGTCGCGGTATTGGCCGTGATCTTCTTGGGGATGTTCGCCTCGGTCAGGAGGTGATCCACCACACCAGTGTAGGTGTTGCCCGGGTTCGGGTTGAGCTGGAACGAGTCGAACCGGATCTCCTGGTTTACGTTGGTGGTGCCCGAGAAGTTCGAGCCGGACACGCCCGTGTATCCGTACGTGATCTTGTACGGGTCGTCCACCTCTTCCTCGATCATCCAGCCGGCAGGCTCCGAGACTCCCGACTTCCAGAGCTTGGCTCGCATGACGTGGCCGATGCACTGGGCGCGGAAGTTGAAGTATTCCCCGGCCGAGTAGGTAAGGCCCGTGTTCACGATGTCCCCGAAGGTGTGAACGGCTCCGCCGTTGGTGCTGGTGACGTTCAGGTGGACATCGAACCCAGACGCCGTGGTGTTGAAGTGGACACGGACGCGGTAGTAGTCGTTGGACGAGAACAGCCGGAAGATGGCACCGGCGATGAACGCGTTACCCGTGGAGAGCTGGCTGCACGCAACCCGGCAGTAGATCTCGGAGTCCACCAGGATCTCTTGTGCCGTGTTGCCGGCCTGGGAGAGGCGGATGGCAGAGGAGTCATCCTGGATGCGTACGAACGCATAGCCAGGCGACGCTGAGACGACTCCGCGGGTGGTGTTGGCTACGGTGTTGTGGAGCCAGACTGTACCGTCGTCAGAGGTGCCCCAGGAGCCCGTCACGTCCCGGGTGAAGTTGTCGTTCACCCGCAGGAGGTTGGCCGTGCTGAACCTCTCGGCGACGAGGTCGTCCTGGAGGATCTGTGCGAGGTCGTATCCCTGGATGTCCCGGCTGATCACGTTGGCCTCGTCCGACTGCCTCTGCGGAGAGGACAGGATGAACACACCCTGGGGCCACTCCACGTAGTTGATCGAGTCGTCGGTGAAGCGCTGGTAGGTCTGAGGCTCAGTGATGAGGAGGTTGTCGAACCAGACGGGAGGTGTGGATGTAGGACCTCCGCCGTTGACCGTGACGGTGATCAGGGGCTCCCGCCCAGTGTTGTCCTCAGATGTCACGTAGTCCGGGGACGAGCCGGCAGGGTCAGTCCAGAACAGGCGGTAGATGGTGAGGGTGTCGGTGGTGATGATCTCCAGCTTCACCAGCTTGTTGACCAGGTTCGTGGTAACCGATGCCGGCAGGCTCACCGAGCCGAGAGTGAATGATCCACCCGAGGCGTTGAGGGTGATGTTATTGGACGTGTCGAGGGAGGCACCGTCCGGCTGGATGTAAAGCTGTCCGCCGGTCGGAATGTAGAAGTAACACCGCATGGACCAAAACGTGAGCGCGCTACGCAAGCGAGCGACGATAGTGCCGTCCGAAAGCGTGTCATCGCTTCCGAGCTTAGCCGCTTTACCACCGTCGGCAGTGTGACTGCCGTCGTAGATTACGGTGCCCCTAACGTCGTCTAGGGCGTTTCCGTGTCGGGCGGAGTTGTTCTTGGTGACAGCCTCGCCCGTTACTCCCGGCGTACCGTTGAAGTTGTTGGACCATACCTGCTGGGGCATGAAGGCGGTCTCCACACCCTGCGGAGGCAAGCCGACGTTGTCCCACTCGGTGTAGTCCGTATCGTCCACGTTGCCCAGAGCCTGGAACAGCAGGCGGAGAGCACCAGTTCCCGAGATCACCCAGGAAGGTGTGGCAAGTGTCCGCTGGGTCTGCCACGTTCCAGGCAAGCCAGTTCGGCTCGTCTCCCAGAACACGGTGCCCGATGTCTCGCGGATACGGAACCACTTGTGCTCGTTCGGGTCATAGTCGATGATGACTGCGGCACCATCGGTACCGCCCGAGTTGCTGCAAAACTCCAGCTTGTTGAAGGAGCTGGTGCCAACCCGGCGGTACCGGATCATGAGGTTCGTGCCAGTGCCCAGCGCGTTGCCGTAGACGGACACCGTGGTGGACACCGTGTCGACTCCGATGACCGAGCCTACCTGTGGAGGGCGGACGAACTGTGCAGTGACCGCGCTGCCGGTCAGTGTCCACGAGGCGTTCGAGCGGGCGGCCGGCGAGAAGGTCGTCATGGGAAGACGGAGGTGTCCACCCGTATTGATAGCGCCGTCCTCGTACGTTCCCCAGTTCGGTCCCATGGCGGCCGACTCAAAGTCGTCGGTGAACCCACCGAAGAACGGGGGAGACTGAGGCGCAGCGGGCAGGACCGGATCCGGCACGGGCAGTGCACGGGGCGGCATGTGCAGACGGACCCACGGCTTGATCCGGTCGGACAGGTAGTCGATGGGGTCCTGGAACCCCGAGCGGAGCGAGAAGGTAGCGGTCCGCTTGATGTCCGCCAGCCAGTCCTGGGAGATCTTGGCCGCGGTCACCGTGTCAAGCTCACGCTTGACCTTGTTGGAGCTATCCAGGAGTTCGTATCGGAAGGACAGCTTCCGGGAGCCAGTGGCTCCCTTCAATGCCGCCTCGATCTCCGCAACCGTGTACTGGTTCGGGTTCCGGAACAGGTCCGGGATGTTGAGCGACTGCACCCGTCACACCTCCTCGATGTCGAACGAGACACGGCCGAACTTGAATCCCACGGTGACTCCCCACGACGCGTCCGACTGGCTAAACCCAGACATCGTACCATAAGCGGCACGGCCTCGGTTGTCGCGGAGGAAGAGGGTCTTCTTCATCTCCATGAAGCCGCGGAGGTCAGCTTCCTCGGCCATGTGGGTGTCGCCGCCGGGGATGTCCACGGAGATGGAGATGTCCTCGGTCTCGTACTCCCCGAAATCCGTTACGGGGAACGTACGGCCCGCGAACTGTTGCACCGTTGCCGCTGTGTCGATGGCGTGCGATCGGCTGTCCTTACCGTACACGAACTGCCGTACGGTCACCGCCGAGTCTGACGGGTCGTGGATCCAGACGCCGGTGAGGTCCAGCTCACGATCCGCCACGGTAGGTGTGGAGTCCTGGAAGAACTCACCCGCCGACGCTCGGACACGGTACTCGTACAGCACCCCGGATGCCGCGGTGTAGTCGAGGAACGTGCCGTTCGGGTCGGTGGTGCCGAGGATCTGGTAAGGAAGGTTGGGGTTACTCTGGCTGTAGACGCGGCGGTGGATCTGGTTCGTCGTCGGGTTCGGGCGGTCACCGACCGGGTCCGGGTTGGTGATGTTCAGACCGATGTAACCCAGGTCGTCCTCGATGTCGAACGAGATGACCGGGACCTCGGGCCGGTTGTAGTTGGGGGTGATCTTGCGGTTGGCCGTGTTCGACTCGATCAGGGCCGCGTTCCTGATCTTGAGTGCCACGTTCCACTCGACGTCCGAGGCCATGCCGATCACAAGGTACTGGAGGTCAGTGGACGTCACCCATCCCGTGGAGATGAGCGTGGCGCCAGTGTCGGTTCGAGTCACCACGATGTTGTACGCGGCTTGTGTGGTGTTCGAGACCGTCCACCTGATCAGGTAGTTGGCGGTCACGATGTTGGGGTCATTGTCGATGGCCGGGTCCGTGATGTTGACCACGCCGGTGTTCGAGGTCGAGAAGAACCCGTAATCCGACCACGGGCTCTCCACCACGTAGGAGTCCCAGGTCTTAACCCTCCACTTCCAGTCCTGGCCGTTGGGCAGGCCCGAGGCGGGAAGGGTGTAGTTGGAGGTGGAGCTCCCGTCCCGGAGGTACAGGTCATCGAACGTCAGGACAACGGGGAGGGTGTTGGTGTTCGTCGGCGAGACGTACGAACGGACACCGATGTCTCCCGCAGCGGTCAGGTCCGTATCGGTGACCTGGATGTCCCAGTTGACCGGCTCGGTGTCCTGGGTCCTCCAGGCCTTGGCTCGGAGCGTGCTGCCCTTGGTGACGAACCGAACGAAGTAAGCCTGGCCCGCGGTGTGAGTGAGAGACGTTGACGCGGTGGCGAGCAAGGTCTCCGACGGCGTCCGCTTCCGAACAGACAGGATGGCCGTGCCGGACGTGGTGAACTCCAGCCGGGCGAAGTAATACTGGTCCCCGGCCCCGTTGATCCTCGACCGGAAGTAGGTGTACATACTGTCACCCGTGGGCACTACCGGGTTGGCCACGGTCCAGGTCATGTCCGAGTCAGCCACGGAGTGCGGCATACGCGACAGCCGGAACACGTCACGGGTGGTGTGGACGTGCCGACCAACGTTGCCCGTGGTGTCGTAGTCAGTCGAGACGGTACCGCCCGAGGACGTCCATGCACCGCCGCGGTCGGCCGTTCCCCAGCCACCGGTGACCGAGCGGGTGAAGTTGTCGAACGCTCCCCAGCTATTCCACGCGATGAGGCCCGTGGTGTTGTTGTAGATCTCGACCTGGTAGAAACTCTGGGTGTCTCCCGCGTTCAGGTCGTGGAAGTCCCAGTCGAACAGGGCCGAGGTGGTGCCATCGAAGTTGGACCGCGTGATCAGGGTGGGCTGGCTCGGGGCCACGTTGATGGTGTCGGCAACGGAGATCACGGAGTGGGTTCCGCTGGACAGATTCGCCACCGAGATGAGAACCTGTTCCCCGACGAGGGCTCCGCGGTGGACACGGATCGCCAAGTTGGACGAGCCGGTCGCACCCACCGTGGCATTGACCTCGACCTGCTGGAGACCGGCCTGCCCAGTGTTCAGGTCGATGTCCGTACGCATGAGCCGACGGCCGTCGCCCGTGGCGTCAAAGTAGTACACCCAGACGCGGTTGTCTCGCGGGTTGTAGATGGCATCCCACGTGTTGGTCACGGCGAGAGTCGCTGGGGCTGGCATGGTCGAGATACCCTGAGCGTCCAGGTCCACCTCGGAGATGACCGTGAACTGGTCCGCCTGCTGCTGCCGGTGCTTGACCACGATGCCGCGGGACGAGGTATTGGACGCGTTCACGGTCACGTACTGGGTGGACGAGACGGGAAGGACACGGGACTTGGCGTTGGCGTCCTTGACCGAGTAGCCGGTAAAGGAGTCGTAGAAGTTCCACACCTCTGCGAAGCCTGTGCCGCTGGAGTTCAGCGTGTACCGCGCGATGGACTGTCCCGCGTTCTGACCGAGCACGTGGTGCCGCGCAGTACTCATGACGAAACCAGTGTTGGATGTGATTCCGCCCGACTGGGAGATGTCGAGGAGAGTGCCGGTCTCGTTCGTGAAGTTGTGGAAGCCGTCGATAGACGTGGCGGCGACGAGAAGACCGACCGCGTTACCGGATCCGCGGAGGAGGGAGCCCGTGCCGTTCACGAGGTAGTCACAGGACAGCAGGAGGTATGACATCTCCGTGCCGGTGTTCGAGCCGGCCTGGTGACCGCAGATGACCACGATGGTACCGAGGCTGCCGCCGGCCGGGTGCCACGCGGCGACCACGTTGTTGATGTCCGCGTCATGCGTCGGAAGTGCCTGCTTACCCGAGCGGACGGACAGCCAGGATCCCGCGTTCTTCTTGTACGTGAGGTACTGGAGGGAGTTCGCGGTGTCCGACTGGTAGAGGACGTACAGGTTGTCCGACGAGTCACGCACGATGGTGTGGGACTGGGCGCCCCGCTTGATCGGGCCACCGATGGTGTCGGAGATGGCCACGATGTTCGTGGTGGTACCCGCTACCGTGCGGTACTTCATGGTGAACGCATCGTTACCGAGGTTCGCCGACGAGTGCTCCAGGTAGACGTGGCTACCGTCGGAGAGCTGGACCTGACCGCCCAGGCTCCGGTTCAGCATGGAGTCCAGGATCTCGGCTGCGAACAGAGCCGGGTCCGTGTCAGTGCCCGTGTAGTCGGCCGAGCGGAAGCCGTTGTACTCCAGCCCGGTGGGCGTGTTCTGGAGTCGGTTCCGGCTCGTGTTCATGACGTACCGCAGGGTCGCCGCCGCGTCCAGGTCGGTGAGCGTCAGGTATCCAGCGCGAACCGTGAGGTTCGAGGCGGACTGGATGTTGGCTACTCCGCCCAGGCGAGCGCTGCCGTACAGCGTGGAGAGCTGTGCCGGCGTGCGCCAGTCCGCGGTGGTGAGGGTGCCCCAGTCGAACTTGTTGATCTCCAGGGCCCGGCTCACAGACGTGCCGGTGACCTGGCTGGACGTCAGCCTGAGGTAACCCGCAACCGTGCTGGATGCGGCGGTGTCCGCGTACCCGAACTGGAGGAAGGCCTGCCAGATGGTGTACGGGGTACCCGACTTCTGCTGGCCCACGAACAGCGTGGTGTCCGACACGGACGAGACACCATCTGCCGGCCCGGCGAGCGCGGTGGCATACGCGTTGTCGCCGGAGAACAGGTAGGCGTCGTTCGTGTTGGCAAAGGCGATGGTGGTAGTCATCCCCGCTCGCTCCCGTTCTGCGAGGCGATGACCTCGGCGATGGCCTGGAGAGGATCGACCCGGAACCGCCGGACAGTGTCTCGTCCGGTGGCCGGGTTCTTCTCGATAAGGACTTCCGTGCCCTGCGGGTCAGGGACCAGCATGGGCGGGTTGATCAGGCGAAAGGCGGGCGGCCCCTGCTGAGGGCCAACCCACACTTCCACGGAGTCGAGGTTGTCCGGGTTCGAGACGTGGCGGACATGGCCGATCTGTGCCTGACCCGAGCGGGTCTGGAACGTCGCCAGCCCTTCCATGTTCTTGCCCTGGAAGTTGTCCCAGCGTGACTCCACCTCCTCAGCCTTGGCTCGGCTGATGGCTTGGAGAGCCTCGGCTGGTGTGGGACTCCCGTCTCGGATGTCCCGGATCTTGTCCGTGATCTCGGTCATACCCGCGCTCCGTGCTGACGAGAGGTGACCTTGAGGGCGTCGATCATGTCCACCACATCCTGGATGCTCTTGATCTTCGAGGCGTCCAGGACGATGGACCCCTCATTGAAGATGTAGGTCTGACCCTTTCCGGCAGCAACAAGGGCCTTCAGTTGATCGAGTGTACTCACTACCTCAGCCGTACCCGAAGTGTTGAGCGCGCCGACCCCGTCAGGCAGGATGCCGCCCATGTCACGAGACACCCACGGAGCGTCGATGATGCCGCCCGTGGCAGCTCCAGCGCGGGCCGGCTTGAAGCCGTACCAGCTACCAAACATGGAGTTGTTGTAGCCGCGTGCACGAGAGCCGACGACAACACCGTCTCCGCCTCGGGACTCCACGTTGGTTCCTGCGAGAGTACCCGCGGTGTGACCGACGCCGGCATTGGTGATGCCGATCTTGAAGGGGGAGTTCAGGTGGTAGCCCCAACCCTTCGGGGCAGTGCTGCCGCTGAAGGAGTGTGTGGACCAGAGGCGGCCCTTCGGGTTCAGACCCTCGATGACCTTGGAGATGGAGGACATGAAGCCGGAGCAGTCGAACGAGGGGTTAAACGCTCCACCCCATTGGTACGGCTTGCCGGCCTGGGACTTGGCCCACTTGAGTGCGCCGGCCACTCCCTTGCTCGGAGCGAAGCCGCCCTCCTTGTTGCCCTTGTCACCCGCACCGATCAGCCGGTCCACGAGACTGTGGGCCGTGTCCTTGAGCATCCCGGAGAACCCGGACTTCCCGGGGATCTTGTTGATGAGCGGGTTAACCACGGTCTTGACGCCGGCGCGGATGGCTCCACCGAACGTGTCCTTCAACCACGAGTATCCGGACTTGACCTTGTCCCAGGCACCAGAGGCCACGTCGCCGATGCCATCGAAGATGCCACCGAGGGCGAAGCCGGCCGGGCCCCGAGTGCTACCGCTACCCTGGAACTTGTCGAGGGGCTGACCCGACATGGCAGCCTTGTTGACGGCGTACAGACGGGCCCGCTCATACGGGTCCTTCATGGCCTCCGAGACGTAGACACCCTCACCCTTCCGCATGGGCACAAGCTGGTCGTCCCCCTGGCGGTAGGTGCTGTGACCGGGCAGGATACCGCCGCCGGCAAAGCCCTTGACCTCGCCGAGCTTCTTGCCGCCGAAGGCACCGACTACTGCGTTCCACACCTTCCGGATGCCGTTGTTGTAAACCGTGTCGATGACGAACTGGACGGGCGCCTTGGCGATTCCCTTGATCTTGTCCCACGCCGTCTTGATGCCTTCCTTGGCGGCGTTGAAGGCAGCCACGGACTTGTCTCGGAACGTGTTGAACGCGCCGACGACCTTGTCCCGCAGGTCACGAGCCTTGGTCACCACCCAGTCCCGAGCGGTACCCATGATGCCGTTGATCCGGTCACGGATCGAGGTCACGACGTTGACCACGGAGTTCTTCATCGACGTGACCTTGTCCACCACGTCGGTCTTCATGCCGGAGACCTTGCCGACCACCCAGTCCCACATGTTCTGGAACAGCTTGGCCGCGGTCTTACCCATGCCGGTGAACCAGCCAATGATCCCGTTGACCAGGTCCGGGATGATGGAGTGGCCGATCAGGACATCGTACAGGTACTTGAAGATGTCCACGATGGTGTCGATGATGGCCCCGATGACATCACCGATGGCAGAGAACGTACCCGTGAGGTAGTCCCACACTCCCACGAACACACTCTTCAGACCCTCCCATGCACCGGCAAAGTCTCCCGAGAACACGGCGGCCAGGGTCTGGATCACGGGGATGATCACGTTGGTGATGACGTTCGCCAACTGGTCCGCGAGGATCGTGGCCAGCTTACCCACCAGTTCGATGATGGGGATCAGCAGGGGGGCCATGGCCGTGAGCACTCCACCGAGGAGCTGGGCCAGGACGGTGATGAGCGGGGACAGAGCCACGAGGAGCTGGCCGAATGTCTGCCCGAGGGAGGCGATGGACGGAGCCAGAGCCAGGAGGAGCTGGCTGAGGATCGGGAACAGGATCTCCGTCATCGTGGTGAAGTGCTCGATCAGGGGCTGGAGGATCGGACCCAACTGGTCGAGGATCGGGACCAACAGACTCTGGAGCATCTTGCCCACCTGCTGAACCAGGGGACCGAACTGGACGAACGCGTCGGCCAGCGCCTGGAACAACGGCATGAGCGGGGGCAGGAGCGAGGCGATCAGGTCACCGATGACGGGCAGGATCGGGGCGAACGCGACGACCAGGTTACCGATCGCCTGGGCCGCCACGGCGAGCACAGGTCCCAGCGCCTTGATGATCGGGGTCAGTGCGTCACCCAGCGCCTTGATGAGGATGTTGAGCGGCGGGGCCAGCGCGGTGATGATCGGCTCGATGGCCTCCAGCACTGTACCGAGCAGGGGAGCCGCGGTCGTGGCGAAGGTGTTGAACACCGAGGCCAGGGCGGACATGGCGTCCTGGAATCCCTTGGTCGCGGTGAACCCGACGAGGGCATCGGTGATGGTCTTCAGTACGTTGATCATCCCTCCGCCCTCTTCCTGGAACTGCCCGAAGATGTTCCCGATGATCTGGAACACATTCATGAAGACCGCGCCCAGGTCCTTGATCAGACCCATGGCCATCGTGATCGAGTCCGTCAGGGCACCCGACTTGAACGCGGTTCCCAGCTTGTCCGTGATGGCGGTGACCTTGTCGGCGATGCCGGCGGTCAGAGACTCGAACACAGGAGAACCGGCAGCACCGAGCTGGGTGATGGCGGTGAGGATCTTGCCCGGGAGAGGGATGAGGTTGGCCATGCCAGCGTTGGCGCCGGCCATCGCCTTGCCGAGGGTACCGTCCGCTCCCACCTGTGTGGCTGCGTCCATCGCGCCCTTGGCCATCTGGTTCAGGATGCCCGCGGTGTTGGTGAGGTTCGTACGCAGGACAGGCAGAACAGACCCGGCCATGGTACGGAGCCGATCGGCTAGACCGGCGAACAGGGCGTCCTGGACATCCAACTTGAGGTTGTCCCACGCGGGCTTCAAGCGGATGATCTCGTTGACGAACGCACGCGCGTTAGGAGACAGCTTCGCCATCGCGTCGCCGAGAGCGTTACTGCCGGCGGCGGCCTTCTCCGTAGCAGTGTTCAGGGACTCCATGGCGGCGGCCACTTGCTTCTGGCCGTCGGCTGCTGTCTGTGCTTGCTGCTGGCGAGCCTCCGCCAGTGCCTTCTCCTGGTCGGCCACGTTCTTGTTGGCCTGGGCGTTCTTGTCCTTCCACTGCGTCATGGCCTGGGTACCGTCGATACCCTCCTTATTGGCCTTGGCAGTGTCTTCCCTCAGACGCTTGGTCTCCGTCTGCTGGTCCTTGAGCGCAAGCTGGGCCTCCTGGAGTCGGAGGAGTGCCTCCTCCTGCTCCTTCTTCGTGGCCGTCGAGTTGATCGCGGTCTTGTCGCGGTAGTCCTGCTCGGCGTCGGCGAGGTCCTGCTGGGCCTGCTTGAGGTCGAGTTCGCCGTGGGCCAACGCGGAGTTGAGGTCTTCCAGCTCACGCTTGGCGTCCTCGCGTGCCTGGCTCAACTCCTTCTGTACGGCGATGGCTTCCTTCTGCGCATCGACCAGGTTTTGCTCGGCCTCCTTGACCCGCTTGGCCGCATCCGCGTTGGCACGAGCCGCCGACTCCGTGGCGTCCTGTACACCCTGCATGGCCTTGGCGTGGTTGTTCGCCGCGGAGGTTGCCGAGCTGGCCGCGGAAGCGGTCGGAGCAAAGGCCGCCTTGACCGCATCACCGATACCGGATGTACCGATCTTGATGGCGGCCATGCCCTGGGCGAAGGCAAAGACGGCGGTGACAGCTCCGGCCGCTGCCGGGGCGATGTTCTGGAGTGCGGTGATGATGCCGGCGATGGCCGGGATGGCCCCGCCCGCCATGAGCCCGAACTTACCGAACTGCATGGCGGCGGTGCCGATGGCCCGACCGACCGTGGCGAACACGCCGGTGAGGCCGCGTACGTTCCGGCTGAAGGAGTTGGTCCTGTTGCCGGCGTCGTTCATCGCACCGCCGAGGGCGCGCGACTGAGAGACGAACCGCCCGCGAACGTCTCGGAGTCGCCCGTCCATACCCCGAACGAAGGCGTCACCAGTACGCTGGCCGACCTGGTTTGCGGCTCGAACCACGCCCGACTCGTCGATGTCCGGCTGGACGGTGACTACACCGGTGGCGATGGTAACTGCCATGAGGCCCTACCCTCCTAGTCGAAATAGGGAGTTAGTTCGGGGTTGTGGCTGATGTCCGAATAGTAGGTCTTACCGTCGACCTTCGTACCTGACACCAGGTGAGGGTTAGCTTCCTTCGGCCTTACGGCTGCCGGCGCTGGATCGCTTGTACGAGCGTTAGGCGCGTTGGTGAGACTCGCCGAGGGATTCTCACGCTCGTACTCCATTCGGCCCCTCAGCGCGCCCTGATAGTGCATGAGGCGCAACGCTAGCGAGAAGAAGCGATACGCAGAGAGCGAGTCAACGTCATCGGGTTCGATCCGATGGATTGCCGACAGGTCGCTCTCCACGTCCTCCATGTAGTATGGGATCCACCCGACCTCGATGAGGCGGTCGGAGGGGACTCGCCAGAAACCTACCTCGCCTTGATCTTGTGCCGTGCTGAGCCACGGGACTTTCCCCCCGGCACCGCGCCGAGGACCTTCTTCTCGATGTGGCCGATGATGGCGTCCATCTGCTCACGCTCCAGGTCGGGGTGGTCGCGGAGGGCCTCGAAGCCCTCCTCACCCAGCATCTCGACCATCATCCAGTACACGGCCGCGTCGGCACCCAGGGTGGACTGCTTCTCCAGGTAGCCGAGCGCCAGACCCGCGGACGGCTTGGCGGGGATCTGGTAGAGATCGCCGTCCAGCTCGAACACGGGCTCCATCTCGACCTCGACGGCGGCGCCGTCATCGGTCTTGGTGGACTTGAGGACGATGGGAGTGAACGAGTCGTTTACCGACATGGAGCTTCTCCTAGCAGAGTGGACGCCGTTTACGGGCGACCGAGGTGTGTGGGTCTTGGGCTACCCGGGGCCGGGAGGTGACGACAGCCAGCCGGCCCCGGGTAGGTCTTGCTCCACACCAGCGTGAGCTGGCGGGATGTCCGATCAGGTCTGGTCGATGTACCGGAACGGGCGGATCGTCTTGCTCACGTAGTGGCACGAGAACTCGACGGGGAACAGCGTCTGGCTGTCCTTCATGTACTCCTGGCCGACCGTGGCCACGTTGAGGACACGCCGGGCGATGACGCGCCGACGCTTGGAGTTCGGGCCGAAGCCGTCGAACACCAGCGCGGAGTACGTCGGGGTGTTGCCCGAGTTGTCCGAGGACGGCTCGTAGGTGCGGTACCCGGAGCCCGTGGTGATCGTGCCGCCGTTGGAGGCCAGCTGGTAGTTCTCCAGCGTGACCTCGGCCAGGTTGGTGTTGATCTTGAACTCGCGCTTGGTGAGCCGGCGGCCGGGGATGTCGACCACCTGGTCGACCTCCAGCTCCGTGTACTCCTGGTTCAGCTCCAGGGTGATGCCGCCCTGGGTGCCGCCCATGTCGGTCCACGAGCCGGACACGGTCGTGCCGGTCATGTCGTTGACGACCTCGGAGTCCGCGGGCTCCGTGGTGCCGAACGCACCCTTGAACATCTCACCCGGCCCGAGGGTCAGGTTGGTGACGGTGACAGCCATTGTTATGCCTCCTCAGGCTTGGCCTTGGTGGAGGTGACCTTCACCGTAGCGGTGTTGGTCACGGGCTCCACGGGTCCGTATACGACCTCCTGGATCAGGCCCAGCCGGTCGAGGTCGGTGAACTCCTGCTCGGTCACCTTGATGATGGTGCCGGGCTGGAGGGTGGTCCTCACGTCTGGCATCGGAACGCGCTCCTGTCGATGGGGAACTCCACGGCTTCCATTCCGCGAAGGTACTGGACGGGGATGCCCTCCAGCGGGCTCACGTCGACCGGCTTCACCGGGGTTCCCGGGAACAGGAACTCCAGCTCTTCCCGGCTGGTGTGGAAGATCACCCTGCCGCCCTGGGTCAGGAACTGCCCCGACTTCTCGCCCCACAGGCCGTACAGTTGGCCGGTCGGAAGCTGGATCGCCTCGGCGTCTATCGTGGTCATAGTTCCCTCACCCAGAACAGTTGGAGGTCGAATGTGTAACAGGCGAACCTGGCCTCGTCCCCTTGGACTCGTCGCGGTTCCGTCGCGGCAACTGACCCGAGGACGCGGACGTTCTCGTGTGTTGCCGGCAAGGCTAGATGACCCCAGTACCGCTTCTCATAGGTCGCGGCCTTGATGATCTCAGCCAAGTTGTTGGCCTTACCCCACGGCGGCTTCTCCGAATTGGGCTTAGCGGCCCAACAGTCAATCTGGAGAACCGGCTGGTTCTGTGGGGTATAGAGGTCGGGACTTCCGCCGGCGAGCCCAACCTGGATGAAGCCGGAGGCTTCCCAGGTCGAGTTGTCGGACGGGAGCTGGGTGTTCACCGAGTTAGCGGGGATGCCCTCAAGGGAACGGATCCAGTGGATCCCAACCAGTTCGTTGGTGGGAAGTTTCAGGGCCATGGTGTCACACCCTATCCACATCGACACCGACGCCGCGGCGGAGACGACGCTGGCGCGTGGCCGCAGGACGGATGAACGGCTGGGCCTTGGTGCCCGGGTGGTAGACGCTCTTGACCGGGTGGTCGGCGTCAGGCCACCAGAGGGCACGCTTCACACGAGGCCGGATGATGTGCGGTCGCGTACCGTACTCCACGAAGTGCCAGTGTTCGGCCTCGATGGTGATTGTGGTACCGCGTCGCTTGATAGACCGCACCAGCTCGCCAGTGTCAACGGGCGCATTCCGACGGATGTCTGCCTCGATGTCAGCGGCGACGTTCTCCATCGTGGGGCGGATCGCCTCGTGAAGTCGGGCGAAGAATCCACCGTCCATACGCACTCGGACGCGTGCTGTGCTTGCCATGTTCTCCGCCTCCTTTACGTTGGCAGTAGAGTGGTGCTGGTTAGAGCTTGGTCTGTTGGATCCGCTTGAGGATGAAGCTCTGGGCCGCAGCACCGATCGGATCCTGTGGGTGGACCACAGACTCGATCATGTAAATGAAGCCGGTACGCTCGTCCTTGAGGCGGTCCGTGTTCTTTACGTCCACGTTCGCCCGGCAACGGCCGAGGATTGTTTCGACCGTCGTGGTTCGATTCTCGGACGGCAGGAATTGCCGTTTGGACTGAAGGATGATGCTGAACGGGTGACCTGACGACGCTACCGTTTCGTTGTCCTCAGGATCCCCGAACTCGTCCGTGAGGTCACTGGGCGACGTACGCAGTACGCTTACGTACGTCGTCGGCCTGAAGTTCGCGGAGGTACTCATTAGATCGGCCTCCAAGGGTTACTGGAGAAGTCGTTCTCCAGATCCTCAGCGCCGGTGATTCCCACCGTCTCCGCCACAGCCTTGCCCCGAAGGACGAGGGCCTGCTGGGGAGTGAGCGGGTCGATGGTACGAGTCCGCATCCACGACAACTTGCCGAGGGCCTTCTTCGCCAACGGGCCAAGGATGTGCATGTCCTCGGAACCCTTGCTGTACTGGAGACCGTCCTGGCTGACCAGCGTGGCATCCGACCTGCCGGTGAGGTCGATCTGAGCCGCCATCCATGCAGCCTGGTAGGACTCCGCCTTCTTGAGGAGGCGATGATCCCGATTGACCAGGCTCGGCCTTGCGTCGATGATCACTCCCGCGAACATCTCGATCACGTGGTAGGCCGCGTCCAGTTGAGACTGGGTGATGGTCTGACCCGTGATCGCCGACGCTTCGGCTGGTGTGGCCCAGGTCCCGGCAAGAGCCGCAGTAACCGTGACCTCGACAACCTCCGACGCGGAGACCGCCTGGGACTGAGCGTCGGTTCCGCTCCACACCACCAGGTAGTTGCCGAGCTGTGCGTCGGTTGCCGGCGTCCAGTTGTAGGTGTAGACACCGACCGCAGGGTGGTTGATCCCAGCCGTGGTGGCAGGCACCGTGTTGTCGTTGTCAGACAGCCGGATGATGTGGACGGTGGGACCGGAGACGAGGTCAACCGACGGGCCGCCGCCGTACTCGTACCACTGTGACAGGAGGGTGATCGTGGAACCCTGGGGTACGCTGGTCATGGCGTCGGAAACCTCCCAGGGTGAACGAACGTGGCTTGGGCCGGGTCGTTCAAGGCAGTGGCTGTACGGACCACACAGATGTACGCGATGAGGACCGCGTCACTAGCGAGTGGGTGGGGAGTGAACGCGCCGGTTCCGATTGCTGCCACCGCGGCTGACAGAGAGGAGTACACCTGCTGGCCGTACTGAACCATGTAATCCGCGTTGGTGTCAGACGTCGGGATGAGCCAGACACGCTGGATCGTTGTTGAACCGGCGCCGCCTCCTACCGCGGTGAGGACGCCGTTCAGGTCGTAGTTAGCGGGGTCCAGCACATTGACCACCGGAGGTGTGGATACTCCCGGCTCACGGAGAACCCGACGGAACGACAGAGCCACCTCGGCCGCGTCGTTCTGGACGTGCGGGTCACGAGTCAGTGTCGGACCGTTGTAGTGGTTGAACGCCCGGGCGAACACGGCACCGGTGGCATGGTCAATCGACAGGTTGGCCCCATTGGGGCTGACCCGGAGACCGGACACGCGGAACGGGCCGAGGCTGTTGAGGAGATCCCCGAACTGGTTGAGCGGGGTCATGGCGATGTCCGGCAGGGTCTGGCACTGAACCAGCGCGCCGGCCACCGTGTCGTACGCGGTGACGCCCAACTGGAGAGACGTCCGCCGCTCCGAGTTCGTGGGCTTGGTGGCCTGCTGGATGATCGAGCCGTCGGCCGCCATCCGCCACCAGGTGATGCTACGGGTCAGACTCGCACCGGTGAGGGCGGGAGTCAGGTTGCTTGACTGCACCCTGGTTACGGTCGGGTTGTTGAAGTCGGTCACCGTGTCCACGATGTAACCGGTCAACCCCGAGATAGCCACGGTGGTGTTGTCCCAGATGTTCATCTCTCCGCCGCGGATCACGCCCGTGGAGAGAGTCGAGGCGAAGGCCTCTTGGACATCTACGTCCACGCCGCCGGCAGACAGGTTCAGGGGCCCCGTCATCGTGTCGCCGGCGGCGTTGACGTACCGCGTCTCAGACGCGGCGGTGATCGCCTGTGCGGAGTTGTCCACGTATCCACGTGAAGCCGCCGCCAGTGCAGTGTCGGGGGAGGAGTCAGGCAGAACCAGCTCGCCGGTCATGGTGTCGCCAGAGGTGTCCACCTTCTGGGGATCGCCTGATGTGTAGCCGGTCGCTGCCATGACTCCTCCTCTCGACTCGTGGTGTTACTTGACCGGGACGGCGTAGTGGACGTGGATCACGTCACCCGCCGGCACCGTGTCGGTGTGCTCGGCCTCACCGCCGGCGAGGGTGTGTCCCGCCTGCTGTGCGACCATCGCCGCCATCTTCGCGTTCTCGTGGTGCCACGCGGAGTCCGCGAGGTACGGGCACGAGTGCGAGACGGTGACGGTGTGAACGAACGTGGCGACGGATGACGAGGCAACGCCCTGTGTGCCCGTCTCGGGCTCCGTCGGCGTCGCCGGGTCAGTCTGGTCGGCCGGCCCCTGTTCGTCGTCCTGCGGGCTCTCCAGCTCCGCGAACGGGTCTCCCTTGTCGAGACCTTCGGGGTCGGTGTCGGTAGACGGCACTTCGGTCTCGGATCCGTCGCATCGCTCTCCGGCGACCTTGTGGACCTTGATCTTGGTGCCGTTCTCCTTCGTGCCAACCGGGTGGCCGCACTCGGGACAGTCGACCTTGACTTCCTCGTCCATGTTGTTCACCTCCTTAGGGTGTCAGGCTGGTGTGGTACCTGGCTTACGCCAGGACCTCCAGCACGGCCGCGGCCTTCTCGTGGGTGAGGGCGAAGGCGCGGCGAGCGCGCATCTTCAGCAGGGCCTCGTCCGTGAGGAACGCGGCACCCGTGTCGGGACCGGCGACGCGAGACTCCGGGCCGGAGCGCTTGCCGATGGCGAGGAACTCCCGGTTGACCACGATCATGAGCGGGTTGCCGGTCGGGTTGTGGACGGCCGTCGCCGACGTCCGCGCACCGAGGCTCCACCGGATGCGGTGACCGAACAGGGTGTCGGGGGTGCCCGAGTCGCCGCCCTGACCGCGGACGAAGATCGGCTCGTTCTGGTCGTCCTTGATGTTCCGCAGCTTCTCGCGGAGGGAGGGGTGGGCGATGACCAGGGTCAGTCCCTCCTCCCAGTAGTCGCCGACCTCGACCTTGCCCAGGAGGCTGGAGAGGTTGTTGTACGTGACGACGCCGCCGGTCGCGGTGGCCACGTAGTTGGTGTCCGCGGTGTAGCCCGTGTTGGCGTTCGTGGTGCGGATCGCCTTGTACACCGAGGTGTACGGGACGGTGACACCCGACTCCGCGGCGGTGACGGCCAGGCACGCGTTGTCCAGGTACTTGGCCCACGAGGTGGCCCAGTCCACGCGCTTCTGCTCGATGATGGCGACGTTGGAGTCCTGGAGGTCCTCGTCCGCGATGCGGATGGCGCGACCGGCCTTCTTGGCCGTCAGGAGGACCTCGTCGTTCGTGGAGGTGTCCTCGTCGTACGCGGAGCCCTTCGCCACGCCGTTGACGTCCACGCCGGCGGACCGGGGGATGTGACGGGTGTCGGTGGCCATCGGGTACTCACGTGCCTCGGACTCGATGACCGAGACCTGCTGGACGCGCTGGACGACCTGGGAGTCCCACTCTTCCGGGATCCAGGCCTCGAAGGTGTTACGTGCCATTGGGGTCTACCCTCCTTCAAGGGTTAGAGGAGATCACGTAGCGAAGGAGGAGACCACCACAAAGCCCTCATGGAGAGTGTTCGGGTCTCGTCTTCCGACGCTTCGCCGCCCACTATCCAGAGGGCTTATGGGTCTTGCAATGGATCAAGGTTAACGGTACAGGCTCTGGGTTGTCAAGGGCCTATGGGTTTACTTGTCAAGTGCAGGACTGAACCGTTACACGATCGTTACTCGTCGCCGCGCATCCGGGCGAGGATGAGCTCCGAGGTGGACCGCTTCTTCGGCGGGGTCTTCTTGTCCGCGCCGTCCTGGGAGCGAGAGGTGGCGGGACGACGACGGGCGGCAGGCTTCTTCTCCTCCTCGTCCTCCTTGTCGTCCTTGGCCGGCTCCTCGCCGAACAGCTCGGGGAACTCCTCCTGGAGGCGGGTGACCTCGTCCTCCACACCCTCCAGTTCCAGCTCCTCGTTCACCTCGATGGCGGAGAGGTCCATGAGCTTGATGAGCCGCGGGATACCCGCCTTGCCCTTCTTGGGCTGGGCCGCGAGGAGAGCCGCCTCCGCGCCGGTCTTGATGAGAGCCGGCAGGTACTTCTCCGTCAGGGACTTGGAGACCTTCTCGGTGGCCTCGCGGAGCTTGGCCTCGGCCTCGGTCTCGTTCTTCCGGGCCTGCTCGTCCAGCTTGGCCTGGAGCTCACGGGCCTTGGCCTTCGCCGCCTGACGTGCCTTGATGGCCTTGATCATCTCGGCCCGCGGAACGGTGTCAGACGCGCCGGCCTCGGCCTCGGCGGTGAGGTCGTCTTCCTCCTCGTCGTCCACCTCCTCGGCCTTCTTGCCGGCAGGCTTCTTGCCCTGCGCCGCAGCGAGGATCCGCTGGGCGGTGCTGTCCTCGTCCTCGTCCGACTCCTCGGCCTCGGTGCCCTCGGGCTTGGTGTCGTCGTTTTCCTTGGCCATGGTGAGCCCTCTCACGTGTGTACGAAGTGAAGGGAGCGGCGGTCGTGAACCGCTCCCGACACGTTGGGTGTGGTGCGTTGGTCAGCTCTTGGTGGTGCCGTCGGGGTTCCAGTTCGGGGGGATCATGCTGGAGAGGTCGAGGGCACGGGCCCGCTTCATGATGAAGCGGCGAACCTTGGCCTGGTCCTCAGGCGACCCGGCACGGCCCACGGCCTGGATCGCGTCCTTGAGCTCCGCCCGGTTGCGAACCGGGTAGGAACCCCCACTGTCCTTGTTCGGAATCGCTTGCCCCTTCTTGGCGAGCGCCTTCCTCTGTGCCATGCTCGGGTCAGCCATGACGGCCATCATTCCCTTCACTGGAATTCCAGGTCATGTTACATCATTGCCAGGAAAGTTTCTACCCTGTGGGAAGTTCCGGTCTTGGAGTGCACGGCGAGCACGCCGGACAACACTGGGCGGAAGTCTCAGGGTAGGAGACTGGAGGAGCTTGTCGAGAGCACGGAGACGAGCCGCGTTGGATTCAGTCGGGAGGGACCACCCACGCGCCACACTCCTCTCCGCTTCTCGTTTCAGCGCCTCCGGTGTTTCTGTTCCACCGTCCCACGGGATGATCCGGCAACGGCAGTTCGGGTGACGAGGCGGTCGGCCGTTGTAGCCAGGCCACGCCAGTTGCTTCTCCGCGTACGGAGAGAACGAGGTGAAGGGCTCACCGAACCTGGCAACCTCGCCGGCAAGACCGATGCAGTGGACGCACGCGTCCCGCTCGGAAACCCAGACGATACCCTCAGCCCCGAGCTGGTAGGCGGAGAGTTCTGCCGCGATGGCCGCAGTACGGTTGACCTCGGCTCGTGACAGGTTCTGGGTAGAGACGTTGGCCCTGGTGTAGATCGGCTCGGCCAGGTCGGGGTTGTTCGCCATGGCTTGCTCGGCTAGGGCGATGATGGCCTCCAGTTGCTGGTCGAACGTGGAGGCCTGGGAGGGTGGAGCTTGAGACGCGGCACCGGCTCGTCGGGTAATCGGTCGGCGCCCCGTAATGAGTCGCCAGGCGCTGGAAGCGATAGCTGTACCGACGACACGCACCTGATCTACTACGCCCCTAATGAATCCCCTAACACTCGTCTGGGCGTTACGTAGCGCCGTCGGCGTGAAGCCGTCAGCTTGTGCGGCGAGGCGGAAAGCCTCGTTGACTCCGTTAGCCGCGTGGTCTTCCCAGCGGATAAGGGAATCGCTGGCGTCGTTGTTGCCCAGGATCTCGTCTTCCAGCGCCATGGCTTACACTCCTGCCGGCTGAGCGGGAGGTGTGGGAGCGACCTCGGGAAGTGCGGTGCCCGCGGCCAGGGCCTGCTGGTTCTGGGCCACGGCAGCCGGCGACGAACCGAAGGAGTTGCCGGGCAGCGGGACACCCGACATGTCGAGGTTGTCAGCGGCGCCGGAGCCATCGGGGTTGTCCTCGGTGTAGCCCCACGACGTGACCTCGGCCTCGGTGTAGCCGGCCTCCAGCAGAGTCTGACGCACGGGAACGCCGGCCTTCTGCTGTGCCTGCACAGCCTCCCAGCCCTCCTTGCCGGAGACGACTTGGACCGGAGCCCAGCGGACCTTGACCTCAGCTTCCAGCCCGAGGAGCTTGAGGCCGTACGACACGGCATCCTGCCACGTGGCCTCGGCGGAGAGCTGGCGGGCGTTCACCTTGGAGATGAACGGGGACTCACCCTTCCTCTGAGACTCGCCGGAGGCAGGTGTGGCGGTAGCTCCGAGAGTCACGAGGAAGTACGACACGGGGGTGGCGGTCACCGCAGCCATGAGGCCGGTGAACTTGTCGAGGGGCTGGAGGAACTGGCTGACGTCCGCGGCGGTGAACTGACCGACCGCCTTCATGTTCCGGAGAGGCCAGATCCGACCCGGTCCCGAGATGAGCTGGGACTGGAGGTCGCTCGGGTTCTTCGTGTCCGCGGTTGCGCCGTTGTCGCCCTCGTCCCAGTCGAGGTCGTCATCCGTCGTGGTGCCCGTCTCCTGGAGAGCCCACCGCTGGGGGAACGCGGCGAAGTCGGAGGTGGACATCATGTTGGTGATGATCTTGGTCAGGGCGTCCTGGCAGCCATAGGCCTTCAGGTGCTCGGGCCGGCCGTACGGCCTCGCGGTGCGGAAGTGGAAGAACGGGATCTCTCCGGTGTCGTTCGGGAGGAATCCCTTCTCGTCCGTGGAGTCGTCGGTGAAGACCTGGAAGTCGGCCGCGCCGGAGCGGTCGGAGGCACCCTTGGAGATGAACTTGTAGGTGCCATCCTTGTAGTACAGGTTCAAGCGGATCCGCTTGTTCGCCTTGGGCCCGACTTCCCAGCGCTTGATGGACAGCCGCTTCTTCCGCGGGTTCTCGTCCTCGTACAGGATGCGGACGTTCTTCGGGGAGTTGAAGAACAGGTCCACTCGGTTACTGTCCGGCTCGTCCTCGTCGTCACAGAGGCCGACGAACAGGTAGGCGTCCCCGTATTCCAACATCTTCTCGTGGACCTCGGGCGCCTCGATGTCCATCTCATTGTCGCGCCAGATCTTGGAGACGGCCTCATCCAGGGCCTTCTCCTCGTCGGACATCTCCTCGTCGTCGGGCTGTTCCACACCAGCCGGCATGATGCCCGATGCGCCCGTGCCTGAGTTGTCCGACTCGGCGGCGTCGTCCTCGGTGTCGTCTTCCTCGTCCTCGCCGTCATCGATCGGCTCCGCGGTAACGGCGGCGATCTCCATACGGTCCTGTACGGCGTCCACGACGCGGCCGGCCAGGTTGACATTGAAGTCGGTGTCCGACCCCGTGAGGAGAGCCTGTACGGCCCGGCTGAGGAACTTCTCCTTGACCGTGCCGTCGTAGTAGGCCTCGGCCTTGTCGTACCCCGGGAGGGCGTCGTGGAGACTCTCCAGGGCCTCGTCCAGATCCAACCAGATCTGGGGGTCGGGCATGTTCGCGGCGGCGGGTGTTTCACCACCCTCACCCTCTACGGCGGTGGGCACGACGTACCCGTCCACCACCCTGTCTTCCATGGCCACTAGGACCTCCCATTGTAGGGCACCGACGTGCCACCCGCGGACTTGTTCGGCTTGAGGAAGAACGAGACACCAGCGCCGACGGCATCAACCATATCATCGTTGAGCACGTTCGGAAAAGCGCACATCTGGGCCTCAAGCTCGGGCATAGGCTGGATATGCTTTACCCGATAACGCTGGTAGTGGTTGAGGAGGTGCGAGGCTCGAACCTTCTTGGGCACCTGCTCATTATGGATGATGACCTTAACCGGCATGTCGTGGAATACGGAATGCCACGTCTCGCCGCCCTGGTTGGCCTCGACTCGGATCCGCCCGATCTCCGGAAAGGCCTCGCAGATTTCCAGCGCCTTCAACCGCATGGCCTTTGGAGCCAGCTTGAATTGCCGGCAGTACAGGACGGTGCACTTCTTGGTCTCGCGGTCGAACGCGATAACCGCCACGCCGTAATAGTCGGAGCTGGTCTTGCTGGTCGTCGCCGGGTCAATCTGGAGAAGGGTGTGGGTCCGTGTCGGGACGTCCCCGTACACAAAGTCCTCCTCCACCCAGTAGTCACCGTCCATGCGGACGGGCTGGTTGAGGAAGTTCTTCTTATAGGACCTCGTGTGCTTGATCTCCGAGAGGTATTCCATGGGCCACTTGTATGGCCAGATGGATCTCTCGGTGCCGTCCTCGTTCTGGAGGATCGGCTCGATGTAGACCACCTGGAACTTCTCGTCGGTGATCCACTGCGGGGTGTCCTTGGTCGTGGTGACAGTCTCGACCAACTGGTGGACGATCGAACCCGGCATGGTGACCGTGCCGATCAGTGCTACGTGCGCCCGCTCGTTCATCGCCAGGACGGTATCGATGATCGTGGTAAGGCGCTTCTTCATCTGGTACTGGCTGTAGTTGGACTCATCCGGCTCGATGTCATCGAGGATGATGAGGTCCGGCCGCCGGTTCTGAGGGTCAACCAGACCCAGGATCTCAGAGTCGAGGCCAGCCGCGGTGAACGTGAACTCCGACTGGGAGTGGTACATCTCCTGGGTGTCGGCGACGTTGCCACCGCTCGGCCTCTTTGCCGGCGTGCACAGCTTGGGGAAGTCGTTCCGGATGAGCTGGTTGGTGTCCACCTGGCGCTTGAAGCCGGACAGGTGCTTCTGTGCCTGGGTCGCCGACGAGGAAAACGCGGCGATGAACTTCACGTGTTCGTGGGACGACGCCCACAGAGGCAGGATCTTGAACACCCACGAGGACTTGCCGGCCTCACGAGGAGCAACGAAGGCGGTCCGCGATTCGCGGGCCTTGATCGGATCCTTCCACTTCTGGACATACCGACACAGCTCTAGGTGCAGCTCAGCAAACGAGATGTGTCCCGCATCGTCCGTAATGAGCGTACGGCAGTAGACGAGAGCGAACAGCATCGGATCGTTGCGCGTCATGTACACGCGCCCCGTAGACGTGAACACGCGCTCCGACGAGCCGTCCGGAAGATCGACCAAGTACGTCAGGGGCTTGTCTGCGTCTGGCCGTAGCTTGTCGATGGCGGCCGCGAACGTGATAGCGTTCGCCAGGTACACCTCATGGTTGAAGGTGGTGGCGTTCACGCTGGGGCCGAGCGGGTCATCCGCGAGAGTGGTTACTCCCATCCTGGTCAGCCCTCCCCCGGCGGATCATCTCGGCCAGCTCCATGTCCACGTTGTCCATGGTGTGAATGGTCGCTTCCACACGAACCGGCTTGTCGAGGCCGAGGAGCTTGGACCTGCGCTCCATCACCTTCAGGAGGCGGTCGATGATCTTCATCACGGGGTCGATGTCGGGGACCGGGTCACCCGTGTCCATGTAGACCACGTGGCCCTGGCTGACCGTGTAGTAGTCCTCATCGATCATGGTCCAGAGCCGTTCCTCCAGGAGGTCCAGCTTCCCGATCTCGATGTCTCGGTGGTGGCTGGCGTCCTTCTCCAGGAGCTTGGGCGTGTACTTGTTGAGGAGCTTCTGGACCCGGAAGACGGAGCACTCCATGATGTCCGCCACCCGGGCCAGCGTGTACTTGGTGCCGTCCTCCTCGCCTGTCCGGAGAGCGAACATCCGCGCCGCGTCGGCCGCTTCCTTCTCCTTGTTGTACCGTGAGGAGGTGGGGAACGACTTGGTTCCCGGCGCGTTCTTTCCCATGACGGGCTCCCATAGTCTGGTTCTGGACGGTAGCTACCAGACTATGGTAAGCCTGTCAAGGCCCTCTGTCAAGACGTGATGGCGTTCAGCCACATGGGAGCGGTATGGGTCGTCGTCCTGTTGTCAGCCACGTACTTCTTCGCGGCCCGACCGATCTCGGCGAACATCTCCGGGTCGTCCACCGAGGCCTTCAGATGACGGCTCCACATGTGGTCGTCCTTGACGAGGAGGCCAGTCTCGCCGTGAACGATCGAGCGGTACGGCGCCACGTCAGAGGCGATGGTCGGGATACCCAGGGCGGCCAGCTCCAGGTACTTGATGTCCGACTTGGACTGGTTGAAGTGGCTGTCCGCGAGAGGTGCCACCCCCACCGTGTAGTCGATGGTGCGGAAGAAGTCCTCCGGCGTCGGCACCCACTTCGTATGATGGCACTGTGCCGGCGGGAGCTTCATCCACTCCGCGTAGTCCATGCCGATCGTGTGGAAGGTCTTGCCGGGGTTCCTCTTCAGGAACGTGGACATCCCGTGGCGGAGCCTCGTGAAGTCACCGTGGTGTGTGGGGCTCCCGCCCCAGCCGACGTGGTGGTTCTTCTCCGCCTCGTGTTCAAGGAGCCAGGCCGGCACCGCGTTCGGAACCACGTGGATGTTCCGGTGACCGGTCTGTCGGAACACCTCGTCGCCCAGCTCGGGAGTCGAGACGGTGACCACGTGCGCCACCTGGATGTTCTCCTTGAGCCGCTTCTGGATGCCCATGTCCCGGAAGAAGTAATAGGCCTTCTCGTTCGCCGGGTCGATGTTCCAGAGGTCGTCGTCCAGCTCATAGACCAGCTTCTTCTGGCCCTCGCGGGCCCAGCGCTGCCAGAGCTTGGACGGTCCCTCCATGCACACCCGCTGGCCGATCACGATGTTGGCCAGGTCCTTGGCCTTGTCGGTGATCGTGGAACCGAGACCCAGCACCAGGTTCGGGTCCATCTCCTTCATGGCCATGAACGGGAAGCGGATGCGGTAGGCCTGACAGCCGGAGGCGTCTGCCGCCCAGCCCCAGATGCGAAGAGGTTGGGTCGTCACGGCTTGGCCTCCAGACTGGCGATCATGGCGCACTGCCAGTCCACTCGACTGGTGACAGGCCACGCGGAGAGTTCAGCGCTGGCGATGCTGACGTGTCGCACGTCTTGCACCCCAGAACGCCTCAGGACGCGCTCTAGGCGATCGGGGGTGCACTCCCAGAGGTGTACGTCGTTCGCCCAGCGACCGGCGCCGTGGACGACGTCCTGGAGCTTGATGCCGTACAGCCTGCCGGCGCGGTCGAGTGCCCGAGCACGGTCACAGTCCGGACCCACCACGGCGATCTCGACTCCCGGCACGCATCGCTCCCACAGCTTGGAGAGCGCCGGCGCGATGGTGCCGAGGGCGAGGTGTTCGAGGACGTGACCGAGGTAGACGTGGGTCACCCCCTGGATCTCGTCGGGGAGGTTCATGAGGTCACCCTGGATGTCCGGCTTGACCTCGTCGTTCCTCTCGATATCCATGTTGGTCCAGCCGTCGGCACGGTGGTTACCACACCCAACGTTGAGCTTCACTGGCCGACCTCCAGTGCACGCGGGTTGTCCTGGTACCAGTGGACGGTCTGGATGAGGCGGTCCACGAGATTGACCGGCGGGGTCCAGCCGAAGTTGGCGAGCTTGGTCCCGTCCAGGCCATAGTGCATGTCATGCCCCGGCCGGCTGGTGTGGAAGTTCACCATCTCGAAGTTGCCGTCCACTCCGATGATCTCGGCCAGGGTCTCGGCCACCTCCAGGTTGGTCGCCCGCTGACCCACGATGTTGAACCGGTGAGGCTCCGCCGGCATGTCGGGGTAGTACGTCAGGTGGCCGGCGTGGCGAGGCGACGAGGTGATGAGGTCGAACTTCTGGGTTAGCCACAGCCAGGCGTCGGCAAAGTCCTCGATGCCGATCCAGCAGCGGCTCCCACTCTCGCCCTCGGGAGACGAGTGGATGGTCACCGGCTCGCCGGCGGTGAGGGCGCGGATGGTCTTGGGGATGAACTTCTCCGGGTGCTGCCGCGGACCGATGAGGTTCATGGTGTTGGTGATGACCAGCGGGATACCGAACGCCCGCCAGTACGAGTAGGCGATGGCCTCCTGAGCGGCCTTGCTGGCGGCGTAGGGGTTGCTCGGCTTGAGCGGCGACCACTCCGTGTGCGGCGCGTCTTTCGAGTCGTCCAGCGGGCCGAACACCTCGTCCGTGGACATGTGCAGGAAGATCCGCGGCTGGACCTCCCGGGCGAACTCCAGGACGTTGGTGATCAACGCCACGTTGTTCCAGATGAACGGCGCCGGGTCGGTGAGGCTTCGGTCGACGTGGGACTCCGAGGCGATGTTCCAGATGAAGTCGATGGTCGGCAGGTCGTCCCCGAACAGGTCCGCGGTGAACGGCATGGACAGGTCGCACGGGACGACACGGATCCGGTCCGGGAACTGGTCACGGAGAGCCACCAGGTTGGACTGGCTTCCCATGTGCCGCATGGTCGTGGGGCACACCACGTACCAGTCGGTCGACTGTATGACCCGCTCCAGGGCAGCGGATCCTACGAAGCCGGAGGCTCCCGTGAGGAAAAGGGTCTTACTCATTGGCGGGTCCGTTCTCTCGCTCCTGGGCGGCGATGCCTTCCAGGTATAGGTTCCTCATCTTGTCCGCACGCATGACGGCGGTGTGTTCGATGGTGTCAGTCTTGACCACCGCCCCGTCACCCTCGAAGGTGGTGAAGTCGATGGTCTTGCCGCGGAGCTCCATCCACCCCTTGGCTTCCTTGGTGGCCTTCTCGATACTGACCCACGCCTCCGGCTCGGAGTCGATGACCGCTCCGCCCTGGGTCACGATCTGGAAGCACACCATGATGTGACCCTCGGGCGGCTCGGGGATGCCGTCCTTGATGTAGTCAGTCATCCGATTTGACCTCCGGGAGCTGCCGCCCCTTGCCCGGGGTGATGAGCTGGATGGACATGAAGGAGGTGATCAGTCCCGAGGCCAGGAACTTCCACTGGTAGTCGTCCGCCCAGATGGCGGAGAACATCAGGGCGAAGGCCAGCAGGCCGACGAGGCGACCGGAGACGAGACGCCAGCGGGGGAGTGTGGTGCTGTGAAGCTCCGCGGGTACCTCGTCCCGGAACCACTCGAACCCAGGCGGGACACCCTGACCCAGGAAGTCCAGCTTGCCGCTCGGGTCAGCGGACAGATGCGGAATCCGGATCCTCGCCTCACGGCCGTCGGACAGGGACAGGTCGAAGAACCCGCCCGGCTTGAAGTTCTTGGGCGCGGCACCCATCCACTCGAAGTGGCCGTACCACCTCACGATGCGGCCGATGCCCTGGACCTCCGCGGTCAAGTAGACATCGTGAGCCACACCCTCGACATCGACAGAGGCGATGCCCTCGAACAGGATGACCGTGGCTTCCTTCTCGTCCATCAGATACCGTCCTCACTCGTCGGCTTGTACGACTCGTGGCCCCAGCCCTGCGGCGACTTGAAGATCCCGGGGGCCTTGTCACCCAGCAGGTTGACGCCGAGGGCGAGGAACAGACGGCGGCCGTAGTTGCGTCGCCACCAGACGCCGGCGCGACCGCACATGCCGTGACGCTGCCAGCCCCAGTAGGAGTGCTGTTCGCCCCACCCGAACGACCGGGTACGCGCGGTCTTCTGAGACCGGCACTCACACTCCTTGCCCTTGGGGTCCTCGTACACACCCACCACTCGCTGGGGTGTCGTGTCGATGAACTCCTGGGCCTTCTCCTCGTCTCCGAAATACAGGAGGACGATCCGTCCGGCCATGTAGCCCTCACTCGTCGTAACGGTTGTGTCGGTGCAGTCTATCAAAGAATGGGCCCAAGATCGAGACCGCACAGATTGTCACCGTGAGTGATTCAGACATTTGGGGACGGAACACCGATTCCTGCTGGTCAGGTGCTGTTTTCGAGACGCTGTTCCGATCATGTTCCGATCGTCGGAACAAGATCATCTTTCACTCTGCGTAGTCGAAAACGTCCTGACGTGCAGGAATAGAGCCGCAGAGGGCGCATTGACCAGTGTCTGTTAGGCTGCTCCCTGCGGGAGTCGCGCTCTCGTTGCCCGGCGGAGCCGGTGCGCAACGCGAGGCGATGCGAAGCACAGCATAACAGCTCTGTCAATAGCGAGTCGGGAACAGATAGGAGGGAACGATGAACACCGATCATGAAAGTGTGACGCACGTCACATCCACTGTGATCATGAGGTTCCGACGCGTGTCGGGCATAAGACGAACGCGCGCACGTGAGTAGGACGAGACATGGCTGCCGGGAAGTCGATGGAATGAAGGGTTTGACACATCGGCCGAGAGGAGCTAATGTTGTCTCCATCGCAGCAACACGAGGTCACAACGACTCGTGAGAAGCGCCCACCAACTTGCATTAACCAACACACACCCGTGAGAGGGGCCACAGAGATGGCAACGCGAGGACGCACCCAGGAAGTCGCCGACGAGGTCGAGGAGTTCGAGGAGTTCGAGGACGTCGAGGCCGAGGACGAGGGCGAGGACATCGAGGGCACCGGCGACGAGCTGGACGACCTGGAGCTGGAGGAGGTCGAGGACGAGGACGAGGAGGAGCCCGTCGAGGAGGCCGCCCCCCAGAAGAAGGGCCGCAAGCCCGCCGCGAAGAAGGCGCCGGCCGAGAAGAAGAAGCCGGCCAACGCGGTCGAGTTCGGCACCGCCGAGCTCCTGGCCCTCATCGAGAAGGAGCACGGCAAGGCGTACGACGGCCGCCAGCTCCGCGTCCTGCTCCGCAAGATGAAGGCCGCCGGCGAGCTGCCGGGCGAGGCCGCGGACGGCAAGCGCTACTCCTTCACCGGCGCCGACGACCCGCAGGTCCAGGCGATCATCCAGCGCGTCAAGTCCGGCGAGATCGACGAGGCCACGCAGGCCGCCCTCCAGAAGCTCAAGGAGGACGCCGAGAAGAAGCGGGCCGCGAAGAAGGCGGAGCGCGAGGCGGCCGAGGCCAAGGCCGCGGAGACCGAGGAGGTCACCGAGGACGAGGTCGAGGAGGAGGCCCCGGCCCCCAAGAAGCCGGCCGCGCGGCGTGCCCCCGCCAAGAAGGCGACCACGACCCGTCGGGCGCCGGCGCGCAAGAAGGCCACCGACGTGGCCGAGGACGACGGCGACGACGAGGAGTGACCCTCACCCCCACCGCGTGACTCCTCTCCCGGGAACCCCTGGCGCCCCCAGCGTCGGGGGTTCCTCGGTGGATAGACCATGCTGCGTGCGGGTTGACACATGCGGGACCACGGTACTAGACTCGGAGACATGAGACGAGATGAAGCCGCGGCGATGATGACCAACCTCCTGGTTGAGAATGGTCTGTACCAGAAGGGATGGCGGTTCAATTGGATGAACCGTCGTAACACCTACGGTCTTTGCCGCTACGGCCCCAAGCTGGTCCAGCTCTCCGTGATGTTCGTGGACCACAACGACGAGGACAAGGTCCTCGAAGTGTGCCGGCACGAGGTCGCGCACGCTCTCACCCCCGGCGCCAAGCACGGCTGGGAGTGGCAGATGATCGCTCGCCAGTTGGGTGTGGATGACCCGCGTCCCTGCACCACTGCCGCGGAGCTCCCGCCCGCTCGCTACCAGGCGACGTGCCCGTCCTGCACCAAGCTGTACTCCAAGGCCCGTCCGCCTAAGGTCGGCAATGGCCGCTTCTACTACTGCCCGCCCTGCTGGCGCTCTCGGGGGCACCTGCCGATGGACGAGCGCAAGGCTGCCGCGGAGCTCACGTACACTGACTCTCTCGCGTCGCACGTCGTGAGTGTCCCGAGAAAGCACGAGAGGGAGCCTGTGAGCGCCGCACAGAGTGCGCCTAGTGTCTCTCTTCAGTCGTCGTCTGCTGACGTCCCTAACAGCTTCTCAGCGCCCCAGCTTGCAGCCGCCATGAAGATCGACCCGAAGAAGTTCCGCGCGTGGCTGAGGCGCTGGAGCCTCGCGTCGAACTACCAGGTTGGGCCGGGCGGAGCGTACGCCTTCACCCCCGACCAGGTCGCGGATGTCGTTCGAGCGTGGAACGCCACCCACTGACCGACGCTGACAGAGGGGTGTGGGACTGACTCGCTCCACACCCCTCGTAACCGAGGGAGAGAGTCATGGCAAAGAGCGGTGCACAGGTCGCCCGAGATGCCGGCCTGGATCCGAAGGAGTTCCGTCGCTATCTGCGGTCGGTCCCGTCGTGGAACAACCCGGGGACTGGCAAGCGGTACATGTTCAGCGACCGGGACGAGGCGGCCGCACTCAAGGGGTACAAGGCGTGGAAAGCGGCACGCCAACCCGTCACCCGCACTAAGAAAGTCGAGGGTTGACAGACACATGTGATGGTCTGTAGTGTTCTTCTCGTCAGTCCGACTGACGCTCCTTGCCGGTCCCCTGCACTTCCCCCGAGGTGCAGGGGGCTAAGGAGAAGACTTGCCCTCATGGTCTAGAGGCTTAGGACGCTGCCCTCTCAAGGCAGAGGCCGCCGGTTCGAATCCGGCTGGGGGTACGGTAGCCCGCTCCTCGGACGGGTGAAGGGAAGCACGGTCAGAAGGTTATGGGTGGCCGTGCACGGAGTCGGGGTTGAGAAGGGTTTCCCGGATCCACTAATTGCATAGTGTGAGAGTGAGGGCGGCATACCTCAGTTGGTAGAGGAGTTCCCTTATAAGGTTCCAGTCGCGGGTTCGAGCCCCGCTGCCGCTACTCAGGAGTAGGCACCGATGCCATGAATCAATCCCCCTGGAAGTGGGGAGCGAATGAGCTAAGGATACTCCGAGAAGACCCTCCGCGGGGTTGCGTCCCTGTTGAGTGGCCATGGTCTGTGAGTCCCGAGTAACGCCCTGGGCGAGAGTCCAGCCAGTCTCTGGCATGACGCGATGGCCAACCCCCTAGCTGGTGAGATTTGGTTCCCGCCGCTAGTCGACCGTCCGTGGGTCGTTGCCTCTTGGGGGAGGTCATGCGATCCACGGGCGGTTTTCGATAGACTCTCGTGGGGCTGGGGGTTGCGTCAACCGACGTGTCCACGGGCCCGGCCCCACGAGAATGATTCACCCCCTCCCGAGACGAGTGAGGACTAGATGAGGGCACGTGTACGCGGCGCCATCGTGTCGATGGGCGACCACGACAAGAACGACGACGGCGACTCGGACGGCGGCAGCGGGACGACCAACCCGCAGGACGGCGACCACTGGGAAGACGAGGACGACTGATGTCCACTGACGTCCCCCGCCAGCACGACGGCCACGAGGCGGCAACGCCTCCCGAGGCTGACCCGGTGATCCAGCAGGAGACCCGGGAGCACAACCCGGCGGAGCAGGTGCAGCCGCCGGACGCCGACGCCGAGGACCTGTACGGACCTCCGCCCGGCATGTAGTACCGCACGAGGGTGGGCCTCAGCCAAGGTGCTGGGGCTGTTATCTCTGGCAGGTCCCTAAAGCCTGCCCGCAAGCGCCCGTAGCTCAGTTGGCAGAGCAGGGGATTCTTAATCCTCGTGTCACTGGTTCAAGTCCAGTCGGGCGTACAAGGTCGGGCAGGATTGGGGAGGCTGCTTCCACTCTATGCCCGGGCGGCTCTCGCCCGCTCCTGCCCGACCGGTAGCCCCTCGTGTCCGCTGTTCGTACGGCAGCGCCGGCGTTACGGTTGTCGGAGACCAAGCCGAGTGAAGTCCGACGACACGGGGATTAACGGGAGAGGTTCCCACTAGTGTAGGTCTGTGGGAAGTGAGTGGCCGGGACAGACAAATACCGGTCGGCCTCTCCCGTCCTCATGGAAGGATTGGACATGGTCCTTTTCACACCGGACCAGCACAGGGCGTTCCGCAACGCGGAGCCCTTCCCGCATCTCGTCGTGGACGGCTTCTGGTCCGACGACGAACTCTCCATGGCGGCAGCCGAGTTCCCCGAGCCGGCGGACCCCAGGTGGAAGACGTACCGCGACCCCAAGGAGTACGGCAAGCGGTGCATGGATGAGCCCAGCACCTGGTCGAGGGGTGTGGGACAGCTCCTCGCCCACATGGCCTCCGAGGTCTTCTGTGAGTCCCTGGAAGACCTGACCGGCTTCGCCCCGCTCACGGCCGACGCGGTCGGTGGCGGCATGCACATGACCGGCGAGGGTGGCCGGCTGGACATGCACGTGGACTTCAACGTCCACCCCGACGGCAAGCGCCACCGCCGGCTCAACGTCCTCACCTTCCTGAACCCCGAGTGGGAGAGGGAGTGGGGAGGCGTCCTGTACCTGGGACCGAACCGGGACATCGAGGTCCTGCCGGTCTTCAACCGGATGGTGATCTTCGCGTGTTCGGACGAGTCGTGGCACGGGCACCCCGACCCGATCGTGGGTGGGCACTGGCGGAAGAGCCTGGCCTGTTACTTCTACACCCCCGTGGCCGAGGAGCTCATCCCCCACACCACCACGTGGTTGACGTGACGGCGCCGTACCGGGTGGCGGTGATCCCGACCCGCGACCGTCACCGGATGCTGTTCGACGCGGTGCTCCCCCTCGTCTCGCAGGTCGACCGCGTGATCATCGTGGACAACCGATCGGCACCGTACATCTCCCGCCACACGTGGGGCCTCGTGGAGTGGTGGGACGAGGACCTGATCCACGTCATCCCTCACAACGAGGACCCGCCCAACATCTCTCGCCTGTGGAACCTCGGCCTGGTCGCGGCTCAGCACATGGCGGAGGAAGAGGGCCTGTCGCAGTGGGACGTGGCCGTCCTGAACTCCGACGTGGTCGTGCCGTACGAGTGGGTGGAGAAGCTGTCCGCGGCGATGCGTTCAACGGACGCTGTCCTCGCGTACCCCGACCAGTTCGGGGGCAGCCAGCGCGTACTCCACAAGGTCGCCGAGCCGGTGCCGCTCAACCAGAGGATCACGGGGTACGCCCACATGATCCGCGGTGAGTCGGGTCTCAGGTACGACGAGACCATGGCCTGGTGGTACTCCGACGACGACCTGGACTGGACGGCTCGCCAGCGCGGCGGAGCTCTCCTCGTGCCGGGGTTGAGTGTGGAACACCGTGACCCGAACGGGTCCACGAACGCACGGCCCGAGCTCCAGGAGCAGGCCGGCCGCGACCGCCAGACGTTCATCACCAAGTGGGGAAGGGCACCGCACTAATGCACCCTGAGGCAAGAGCCGGTCTGGACCGGATGATCGACCACGTCGGCATCGACCGACAGTACCCGTACCGCTGCCTGGACCTGGGCGGGCGGGACATCAACGGTGGCATCCGCGACCTCATCCCGAACGGGAAGTGGCAGGGAGTGGACATCGAGGCCGGCCCGGGAGTGGACCTCGTCCGCGACTGCACCATGGGTTGGCTGGACACCCTGCCGCGGTTCGACATCGTGGTGTGCACGGAGGTCCTGGAGCACGTGGAGAAGTGGCGGGACATCCTCCGCACCTGTGCCCAGGCCCTCGACACGATGGGCAGCCAGCTCCTGTTCGTGACCGCGGCGTCCACGGGACGACGTGCGCACGGAGCGAGTGGGGCAATGGACCCGGCCCCCGGCGAGTGGTACCGCAACGTGCCGGCAGAGGACGTGGCCGAGGAGCTGGGCCACCTGTTCAACAACTCCGGCGCGGAGTACAACCCGGTGCCTGGGGACGTGTACGCGTGGGCGACGCTGCCGCGATGGGGAGTGGTCAACGGTGAGTAAGCCGGAGATCACGGTGGTGGTCCCGTTCCACACCCACCGTGAAGTGAACGGCTACCTCCAGCGTGCGGTTGCCTCGATCCAGCGTCAGACCATGCCTGACGTCCAGGTGATCGCCATCCGCGACGAGGAGCGGCAGGGGGCGCCGGCCACGCGTCATGCCGGGCTCATGCTCGTGGACACGCCCTGGGTCGCGTTCCTCGACTCCGACGACGAGATGGACCCGTGCCACCTGGAGCGGATCTACGCGTGCGCCCAGGCGACGGGAGCGGACTACGTCTACCCGTGGTTCCGTGTGCAGGGCGGGAGCGACCCGTTCCCTCAGTTCTTCGGCCAGCCGTGGGACAACGCCCAGCCGCACCAGACCACAGTGGTGACGCTCGTCCGTACTGAGCTGGCCCAGGCCGTCGGCTTCCACGACCCCTCGGGCAAGGGCAACTGGCCGGACGGCCAGCAGTACGGGGAGGACTGGCTGTTCACCCTGGGGTGCATGGACAAGGGCGCGAAGATCGTCCACCACCCCGAGCGCACCTGGACGTGGCATCACCACGGGGCCAACTCCTCTGGCATGCCGGGTCGCGGGGACGCTCGCTAGTCCGCCTTGACACGGGGGAGCGCGGGGGATACTGTTGTCCTTGTCAGCAAGACCGACGAGAGAAGGGCACACAGCATGACCCGCGCGAACCCGAGTAATACGGACATCGCCCAGCAGTGGGCGGATCGCTACGTCGCCCAGCACGACTACCTCACTCGTGTGTACGCGGCACTGACCAACGAGTCTGGGCACCAGCTCATGACCACGGACAAGTGCACGGAGTGTGACTACGCCGTGACGGCCGACTACTTCGAGAACAGCGCCCACTGGATCATGTGGGACCCCCAGAGCCAGACCCACATCGTGGTGATCGGCTGTGAAGGGTACTGGCTGATCAACCCCGCGTCAGTGGGTCTCGACCCTCAGATGTGGTCGGGTATCGAGGGCGTCAACATCTGATCAAGCCCTGACAGAGAGAGCGGGAGTCGCGCGACATGAGCGCGTGACTCTCGCTCTTTCGCATGTCTGAGACGTCCTGAGAGCGCGTCTCACGCTCCTAACGCACTAGCGCGAGTCTCTGTGTCGAGTGCAGCGCGAGAGCGCGTCAGACGCGCGCACAGAGACTTCCTCGCTACGTGTTGACATGAGAGCCGGGACCGGGTAGTGTTCTTCTTGTGAGCAAGCGAGACCGGCTCACAGAGCAAGGATTGTTAACTCAACAGGGAGCGTCACGATGGCTGAGAGCATCAACCGGCTTACGAACGACGAGGCGCGCGAGGCGTTCGAGAACATGATCAACGTTCTCGGCTGCGAGGGTGCGGCGAGCATCGCGGAGAACTTCATCGAGCGTGAGGCGGAGAAGGTCGCCGCTGACATCAAGGATCCTCAGAAGAGGAGGGCCGCTGAGCTGGTCGTCTTCCGGATCATCCTTGACAAGCTGGAGGCAGCGTATGCGGAAGAGCTTCACGTGAACGAGACCGGCGAACAGCCCCGCTACGACGCGGGTCCCGGCAACGTCGGCTGACGAACAGAGAGGCCCCCTGTGTGTGACGGCACAGGCGGGCCTCTCGCGCGTTGCTGCGGACAGCGGATACCCGGCATACCGGTGGTGTGGGTCAGGCTCTGAGACCGGCTCACAACGCCGGCGCGTCCTCCTTGACTCACGAGCCGGGCCCGTGTAGTCTTTAGATGTGAGCCCGACAAGCGGGCCCCGAAGGGAGCGACAGTGGACGCCACTCAGAAGAAGATCGCCGAGATCATGGGGACGATCAACCTGGAAGAGCTGGCCCAGCAGATGGTCGACAAGATCTCCGCCGAGATCTGCGACCACGCCGACCTCATCGCGCTTGCGCGCATGGAGGAGAAGAAGATCAAGGACGCTGACAGCCACGACGCGCACAAGATCTACGACGCCGCCGAGGCCATGATCATCGCCGCCGTGCTCCGCCACATGACCAACATCAACGCCAAGAAGTGATCGGCCGCAAGTAGAGGGGGCCCCTGCTCACCCGAGGGGGGGCCTCCTCGTTTGGGTTTCACGTCCCGCCTTGCGCTGAGCGCGGAGCACGTGGTACGATGACTATGTCAGCAAGCGAACGAAGGAGCCCGAAGTGTACGAGATCGAGAACCCGAAGCGCGTGGAGATCATCATCGCCACCGCGAAGATCGTGGGATTCCCCGTCACTGAACTGTCCGCCCTCGTGCTCGATGCCCTCGACGCCGACCACGACACCACGCTGTTCCCGATCTACAACGTCCTCCCCGACGCCGAGAACGCCGACCCGCGCGCGTTCATGATCTTCTTCCTCCACAACATGATCGGATCCGACGACGACCACGACTACATCAGCCACGACCTCGACCACGCCACTCAGTCTCTCGACCCGTGCCACGCTCACGCGACCGAGTGCGCCACGTGCTGTGAGCCCTGCCTGAACGACTGACGCACCACACCAGCCGAGAGCGCGTCTCCTCACCCGAGGGGGCGCGCCCTCTGGTGAGCGAAGGCCTGAGAGCGGCTGTGACAGCCGGCGACGGTCAGCGGATACCCGGGTATCGAGCGGGCAGCTAGCGCGGCTCAGATCGCCGTAGGATTCATCGGCGTGCCGCCTTGCATAGCGAGGGGAGAGCGGATAGACTTACTACGTAAGCAAGACAAGCCCGAGCGAGAGGCAAGATCCATGACTGACCGCGCACCCCTCGACCACGCGAAGATCGCCGTCCGCGCCGCTGACATCGCCGCGCACCACCTGACCGCGTTCAACCCCGGCGACTTCCTCGACGCCCTTGAGATGTTCGGCAACAGCCTGACCCGCTTCGTCTGGGCGGCGATCGATGACAGCCGCGACGACGAGAAGCTGGACGACTACTTCACCGAGCTGTCCAGTGAAGAGTTCGCCGAGCGTTACGACGCCGTCGCCGAGATCCTGCTCACGATCTTCACCGCGTTCCTCGCGCGACTGCCCCGCCGCTGACACCCTGACAGAGAGCGCCTCCTCTTCCGAGAGGGGGCGCCCTCGCATGGGGAGCGCGGGGAATTTTGGATGGCAACGTTGTCAGGCCTTGCGCGGCACGACGCGGGGTGGTAAGCTTACCTTGTAAGCGAGATAGCAGAGAGAGGGAGATCATGGAGAAGCCCAGCCACTTCGAGCGCAAGAACCCCGACGTGATCGGCAAGTTCATCAGCCTGACCGCCGAGCTCCTGTCCGCCGACATGACCCAGGCTGACTACGACAAGCTCCGCGAGATCGCCGGCATCCTGAACCCGGGCGGGGGAGCGTTCGGCTTCGTCGCTCGCCTGAACGGCGACGTGGAGCGTCTGCACCCCCACATCCAGCGCCGCGACTGACCGCCCCTGACAGAGAGCCCGTCCTCACCTGAGAGGGCGGGTTCTCGCATGGGCGCGGCCCTGAGAGCGCGCGAGACGAGGTGTGTGGGGCACAGGATACCCGGCATACCAGGCTCCGTCGCCGGCTCGCACGCGGCCGCTGAGAGCCTCCTAAGTTACTTGTCGGTAAGGCCCGTCTCGCCTTGACGCGGCTCCGCGTGGTTGGTAAGCTTACTCCGTAAGCACGAAACGCCGAGCAAGGAGAGATCACGTGGGTATCCTCGACCGCTTCCGCCGCACTGCCGACTCGGGCGACGGGCCGGGCGTTCCCGAGCCCGACCTGGGCCGCCCCTACGCGACCGTCCGTTACAAGAACGAGACGGGTGGGTACACCGAGGTTCAGGCGTACAGCGCCGTCCAGGCTGACGAGATCAAGGCCGATCACCCCGACGCGAAGATCACGCCGAAGCGCGGGCGCTGATCGGGTAGCAGGGGGCGAGTCGAGAAGTCATCGGCTCGCCCCTTGCGCATGACGTCAGGCCCGTGGTAAGCTTACTCCGTAAGCAAGAACGACGACGAGAGGAACCGACCATGATGAACCACCGCCAGCGCGACCCCGAGGGTCTGTGGGTGTTGCTCGCCGGCATGACCTTCATCGTGTTCCTGACCACCGGCGTGATCCTCGGCCCCGACGGGATCGCCGCCCTGTGGAACATGATCTTCTGATCCGCCGCTGACAGAGTGCCCCTGCCCTCGAAAGAGGGTGGGGGCGCTCGTATGGAGCGAGGCCCTGAGTCGTCCTGTGAGCCGGCGACGAGCCGCAGAGGATACCCGGGTATCCACCGGCGGGGCTGACGGGCGCAGAGAGCCGCACAGGACTTTCTAAAGAATCTTGGAAGTCCCCCTCGTTTCGCCTTGACGGAGCGAGCGCGGTGCCGTAGTGTTATCCATGTCAGCACGACAGAGCAACACAAACCCTGAGAGCGAGTGATTCAAATGTCCGCCAAGAACTTCTCCCACGCCGCTTGCGACCACGCCTCCACCAAGGTCGCTCGTGCGAAGTGCCGCCGTGAGATGGCCCGCTCCATCGCCGCCCTCGTGAGCGTCGCCACCGTCGTCACCGAGTCCCCGATCATCACCGCGTGGAACTCGATGAAGACCGGCCCGCTGGAGCTGCTCCCCGCCCCCGTTCGCACCGACGTGACCGCCGAGAACTGGAGGGAGTTCAAGGGTCAGACCGTCTCCGTCGACCTGATCGGCGAGACCATCGAGGGTGAGATCACCGGGTGGAGCGCGAAGAACGTGCAGATCAAGACCGACGGCAAGACCGTCCGCCACCCCGTCAGCATCGTGATCCGCGCGACCGTCTGATCCGACGCTGATAGAGAGCCCCTGAGAGACGCTGAGAGCGTCCCAGGGGCTCTCGCATGGACGCGCCGGCACTCTCGTACACGCGAGACGTGCGAGGCGCTTAGAGGCGCGCACAGGGCCTCGGCTCTGTACGGCGCTCAGACGGAGGGTGTGGGACGCCGGATACCCGGCATACCTCCCCGCCTCACGCCGGCTCAGATCGCCGCCTGTGGCTTTCTAAGTTACTCGTGGGTAACCCCTCGATCTGCCTTGACGGCCCCGGGCTGGGCGCGTAGTGTTATCCATGTCAGCACGACAACGACGACGAGGGAGCAAGCCATGACGAAGACCACGACCTACACCGTCCGGATGATCATGGGGAACGACAAGTGCACCACTCAGACCACCGTCGAGAGCGACACCACCGAGAACGCGGCGCGTGAGGCGGAGATGAAGTGGACGGGGATCACGGTTCGGATCGTCACCGTCGAGGGGCCCGACGGGTGTGACGTTGAGCTGTGCGAGGACGACGACCACTGGTGCACGACGGACGAGCGCCACGGGCACCTGGAGAGCGACGGGACGTGCATGAACTGCCACTACTGAGAGAGGGAGAGAGACGCCGTTAGAGGGCCCTGAGCGTAGCTCAGGGCCTCTCGCATGGACGACCGGGCACTGAGAGACGCGCGCCGGCTGAGAGGCGCTTAGACGGGCGCACAGGAAGTTTCGGTCTCGCCTTGACGGAGCCGGCGGGACCGTGTAGTGTTCTTCTTGTCAGAACGAAACGCCGAGCAAGGAGCCCGACCATGAGCGAGATCATCGTCCGCGAGATGACCGACGTGACCCCCACTTGCGCCCTCTGCGGGTTCGTCATCGAGGACATCGACCTCTCCGAGGAGACTGCCCGAGGCCTGATCCACTTCGACCGCCAGTGCCCGAAGGGCGCCGAGAAGAAGGCCAAGCCGGCTCGCAAGATCGCCGCCGCGCCGAAGAAGTCCCCGGAGCGCGTCCTCGCCGAGGGTGCGGGAATCGTCGTCAAGGAGATGAAGATCGTGGGTGTCCGTGGCGCTCACGCCGAGTGCGACCACGCCGCGACCAAGAGCGCGCGTGCCGCGTGCCGCAAGGCGAAGGCTGCCGCCGCGAAGTGACCAAGATCGAGAGCCCCTGCTCCC